AGGCGGGTTTCTCTCCCCTTCGTTTTTTTCCCAGACCAAAACCGAGCCGCAAACCTGGAAGGCCGACCATGATCGACACCTATCGCACGCAATCCCGTACGGCCGCGCTGAATCTGGCGCTCAAGTGCCATGAGGACGGGCACCAGGACGACGGCGCCACCGTGATGGAGACGGCCGAACTGTTCCGCGACTTCATCGAGGCTGAGTGATCCCGACTGTCGGGCGCGTCGTCCACTACCACCGGCCCGGCGGGCTCGGCACGGCCGCATGGGCTGCGCTGATCACCGCGGCCGACGGCACCGATCGCGTCGGCCTCGTCGCGTTCGATCCGACGAACCGACTGCAGCACTTCCTGTCGGCCGTCCCGTACGCCGAGCGCCCGACGCCCGGCTGCTGGAACTGGCCGCCACGCTGAACCTCGCCCCGGCCCGCGCGTGTCATGTCCGCGCCGGTCGGGGCGTTTCCACTTATGCACGCGAGTAGCCCAAGCGACGTAAACAGAGGCGGCTGGTAATTCGGCGTCAACGTGGCGGGTTGTCGAACCGCCCTCGCGTGCATCGGTTTTCGACGAGCCCGTTCCCCGACTGAATGAACGGGCCTCCAACGCATCGCCGTGCGCAGCTAACGCCGGCCAAAACGCATCCCTGCACGTCGTTGCGCACTTTGGCGCATTCCAGCAACGCAGCGGTGCATCGACCACACCAGGAGTTGACCATGCGTGCACCGAGCACCGTAGAAGTGCCTTGCCCTGCTTGCGGCGAGCCGATCGAGCTATCGCTCGCGTTTGAGTCGGTCGACGCCCCGGTCGAGGGCCTCAACGTCGCCTCTGTCGTCGTCACGACGGTGGATCTGCAAGACCGTGTGCAGTCGCACGGCGAGGTGTGCCCGGTGCTCGCTGGCGGTGGCCGCGATGGCTGACGACAAGCTCGACCGGCTCGGCCTGCTGCGGCGTATGCACGCGCGGGTCGAGGAAGCCGTGTTTAACCCCGAGACGCCCCCGCGTGACCTTGCGGCGCTGACTCGCCGACTCATGGAGATTTCCAAAGAGATTGAGTCGATCGAGCTACAGCGCGAGGTGACCGGCGAGGGTAAGCCCGAGGCCCCGGCAGATGAACCGTTCGATGGTTCGGACGTCTGAGCCCCGGCTATCTGAGGTTGCTCGCCACGTAATCAAGCCTACGGGCATCGTCTCGACGTCGTGGCCGTCTGTGCGCCATGAGTGCAACGTCAACATGGGCCTGTTCTTCGATCAGTGGCAGGACGACCTCGGAAAGCTCGTCTGCGCCAAACGATCTGACGGCCTGTACGCCGCCGACATGTTCGCAATGTCGATCCCGCGGCAGACAGGTAAGACCTACTTTCTCGGCGCCCTGGTGTTCGCGCTGTGCAAGATGAATCCAGACACAACCGTGATCTGGACTGCGCACCGCACCCGCACGGCCGCCGAGACGTTCAAGTCAATGCAGGGCCTCGCCAAGCGCGAGCAGATCGCCCCGCACATCACCCAGGTGCTCACCGGCAACGGTAAAGAGGCCGTGCACTTTACGAACGGGTCGCGCATCCTGTTCGGCGCCCGTGAGAAGGGCTTTGGCCGCGGTTTCTCCGAGGTCGACGTACTGATTTTCGATGAGGCGCAGATCCTCACCGAGAACGCAATGGACGACATGGTGCCCGCGACGAATGCGTCGCGTAACCCGTTGATTCTGTTCGCCGGTACGCCACCGAAGCCCACCGATCCCGGCGAGGTGTTCTCAAACAAACGGCAGGAAGCCCTCGACGGCGAGGTCGACGACGTTGGTTACGTCGAGTTCTCGGCCGACGAGGACGCCAAGCTGGACGACGACGAGCAGTGGCGCAAGGCCAACCCGAGCTATCCGCACAGGACGTCGGCACGCGCTATCAAGCGTCTGCGTAAGGCGTTGTCTGAGGAAAGCTTTCGCCGCGAGGCAATGGGGATCTGGGACAAGATCGCCACGCACTCGGCGGTCGTCAAAGAGTCCGTGTGGCGCGACCTGGCCGACGTGCTCGGCCCCGAGGACGGCGAGAAGCCGCACGCCCTCGGCGTCGACATGTCGCATGGCGGTGCACTTTCGATCGGCGCCTGCTGGCTGATGGACGACGAAGGTCGTCACGTCGAGCAGGTGTGGGCGGGCGACGACGCCGAGGCTTGCATCGACTGGATTGTCGAGCGAGCCGGGCGACGTATCCCGGTCGTGATCGACGATGCGAGCCCCGCGGCGGCCCTGATACCGGAGCTAAAGCGCAAGCGCGTCAAGGTCCGTCGGACGTCGGCGGCCGATATGGCGAAGGGCTGCGGCCTGTTTGAGAACAACGTCAAGGCCGACGCACTCACGCACGGTAACCAGGAAGCCCTAAACGAGGCCCTCAAGGGCGCCCGCAAGCGGCCTATCCGCGACGCAGGCGGCTGGGGCTGGGATCGCCGCGACCCGACGTGCTCAATCCATCCGCTAGTCGCCGCCACGCTGGCTCTGTTCGGTGCGCTCGATGCGCCGAAGCAGTCGAGCGGCGGCGCCATGTTCGTGTGAGAGGGGGCCGCGTGATTCCCGCTGCCTATGACGACAGCCAGCTCGACGAGCCCGACAACGAAATCGACTGGCCCGAGGACGCGCTCGACGCGGAGACGATTAGCGACGTCGTGCAGAAGATGTACACGCTGCACCTCGACGACCGCGGATCGCTCGACCGCATTTACGAGTTCACCAAGGGCAAGCGCGGCATACCGGCGGTGCCCGACGAGGCAAGCGAGGAAGTGAAAGAGCTTGCCAGGCTGTCGATCAAGAATGTGCTGCGGCTGATCCGCAACTCGTTCGCGCAATCGCTGAGCGTCGTCGGGTATCGCACCATGTCGGCCGAGGACAACGACCCGGCCTGGCAGATTTGGCAGGCGAACAAGATGGACGCCCGGCAGGCCGAGGTGCATCGCCCGGCGGTGCAGTACGGCGTCGCCTATGCGGTCGTCACGCCGGGTACCGACAACAAGCCCGAGATCCGTTGCCGTTCACCGCGGCAACTGCTCGCCGTGTACGACGACGTGGTGCTCGACGACTGGCCGCAGTACGCGCTGGAAACGTGGATCACGAACAAGGACGCCAAGCCCCGACGTCGGGGCGTGCTGTACGACGAGCGGTACATGTACCTGCTCGACCTCGGCGAGGTGCCGACGACGGCGAGCGGGCAGGCTGAGTCGGCAAGCAAGCCGATCACGCTGCGCAACGTCGACGACGTGATCGCGCACCACGGCACCGAGGACGGCAAGCCTGTCTGCCCGGTCGTGCGTTTCGTCAACGACCGCGACGCCGACGACATGATCGTGGGCGAGGTCGAGCCGCACATCGGGATGCAGAAGGCAATCAACTGCGTGAACTTCGACCGGCTGATCGTGAGCCGGTTCGGCGCCAATCCGCAGCGCGTCATCAGCGGTTGGACCGGCAGCAAAAACGAGGTGCTCAAGGCATCGGCGTTGCGGGTCTGGACGTTTGAAGATCCCGAGGTCAAGGCGCAGGCGTTCCCGCCAGCTTCGATCGAGCCGTACAACGCGGTGCTCGACGAGATGGTGCAGCACGTCATCATGGAAGCCCAAATTTCGCCGTCGCAGGTGAAGCTCGTCAACATCAGCGCCGAGGCCCTGGCCGCCGCGGAGCACCGCGAGCAGTTGAAGCTGGCGACGAAGCGCGAGAGTTTCGGCGAGGCGTGGGAGCAGGTGCTACGGCTGGCCGTCGAAATGGACGGCGACGACTCGACGGTGCCCGATCGCGGCGCCGAGGTTCTGTGGCGTGACACCGAGGCCCGTTCGTTCGGCGCCGTCGTCGACGGCATCGTGAAGCTGGCGCAGGTCGGCGTTCCGATCGAGTACCTGCTGCCGTTGGTGCCCGGCATGACCCAGCAAGCCATTCAGGCGATCAAGCAGGCCATGCGCGGCGGCACGGTGCAGACCCTCGTCGACAAGCTGCTCGCCACGGGCGACCCGACGCTGCCCGACACCCCACCTATCGACCAGGCGCTCGACAGCGCCGACGACAGCGAGGGGGCGACGGGTGACGGAGCCGACAGCGGTACCGGAGTTTCAGGGCGCCCTCGCGCGGCTGAGTAACGAGGTCGGCGGCGCCGTCGACCGGCTCATGCCGAGGCTCGGCGGGCTGACGAAACGCGAAGGGCTGGCGGCGATCACGTCGGCGTACCCGGCGCTGCTCGACCCGTTCCTGCGGGCGTCGGGCGAACTGACCGCGCAGTGGTACGGCGAGCAAACGCCGGCCGCGAGGTCACTTGCGCTGGTGGGGGCCGAAAAACGGGCTGTGTCAGCAAAGGCGTTCCTGCCCGAGGTCGCACCGCTGCCCGAACGCAGCCAGCTCGCTGCCTCGGGGCGCTGGGCGCTCACGCAACGCAATCCTGGCCTCGCGCTGCGAGGTTCGGCGACGCGCGGCGTGTTCGACCAGTCGCGGCGCACCGTTCGGGACAACGCCGACCGCGAGGGCGTCAAGTGGACGAGGTACGCCTCGGCCAACGCCTGCGGGTTCTGCCGGATGCAGGCCACGCGCGCACTGACGGTCGAACGCAAGGGCGCCCCCGGCCTGTACGGCAGCAAGGCGTCGGCCGAGCGCAACGCGCACACGTTCGACATGGTGCGCGGTCACGATCATTGCAAGTGCCTCGCCGTGCCGGTGCGCAGCGGTGGCTACACGCCCCCGCCGTACGTGCAGGACTGGCTCGACGACTACGACGCCGTTGCCCGCGACGACAGCGGCGTGCTGCTGCCCGAGTGGACGATCGCCCGGCGCATGGAGCAGCGCGCCGATGAGCGCATGGGCAGGCCCCGACGCAAGCCCGGCAGGCCCCGCAAGCCCGCGGCGGCCGAGGCCGTCGACGAGGCGGTCGCACCGGCCGCACGCGAACGTGTGCAGGCTGCGCAGCACCTCACCGACAAGACTGCGCAGCGCGCCGAGGCGTATGCGCAGCCGTTGCGCGATCGTGTGCAGACTGCGCAGGAGTACGCGCAGCGCGCCGACGACATTGCGACCAACGCCGCACGTATCTCTGGGCAGGTCAAGCAGGTAACGGACGTCGCCGACAAGCTGCTCGGCAATTCGGTGCCCGTCGTGCGCAATATCAAGCAGATTGTCGACGCGGCCGACACTGCGCTGCAGCAGGCGTCGCAGGTCACTGGCGGCGCCGTGCAGGTCGCCAACGCAGCCACGCAGGTGGTCGACCACACGGTCGATATCGCACACGCAGTCAAGCAGATCGCCGACGAGGTGGGCGGCGTGCTCGACGACGCGGCACTCGTCGCGCTCGGCGTGCGCAAGCTGCTCGCCGACACCGGCAAGGCCGTGCGCGACTCTGCGCAGGGTGTGCGCGGCGCCGATAGCGTCGCAGCGTTCGGCGAGCAGATCAACGCAGCGGTGGAAACCGCTACGCGCGTGCACGCCGACGGCCTGGCGCTCGTCGACCAGGCGCGCGGCGTCGTCGACTCTGCGCAGGGAATCGTTGCGGGCGTTCGTGAACTGCCCGACGTGCTCGCCCGGCCGATCGCCGACGCGCAGCAGATGGCGAATGCGATCAAGGCGGCCGTCGCCGACGTCGAGCAGGCCGGTGAGGATGCGGCAGGCGTCGCACGTGCCGTGCAGCGTCTCGTCGACGCGGTGGCCGACTGGCGCCAGGCGCAACGTACCGCGGAGGTCGTCAAGCCCCCCGTGTTCGTGCAGTCCGAACGGCTCGACGGCGCAACCGAATTGCTCGGCGCCCCGCGGGCGATCGAGGCAGGCCCCCGAGCGATCGGGACAGGCCCGCGTGCGATCGAGCGCGGCGGCACGTCCGAGGTTCCGGCGCTCGTCGAGTCGCCGCCGCTCAAACCGCTGGACGTCGAGGTTGTCGCCTTGCCGCCGGTGCCCGAGCGTCTGGCGATCGACTGGCGCAAGGTCGACGTCGACGACGAGCTCGAAAAGGCGTTTGGCGGCAAGCCCGACCCGAAGCCCGTTCGCACCCGCAAGCCGAAACGCACGCTCGATGAGGTCGAGGCCGAACTAAACGCCGCGATCGAGCTTGACGACGGCGACGCAATCGACCGGCTCGTCGACGAAATGGACGCGATCGAGAAGCGCGAGAAGGCCGCTGCGGCACGCAATGAGGCCGCCAAGGCTAAGCGGGCGGTGGCCGCTGCAGAGCGTGAGGCTTACAAAGAGGCTGAGACGCGCGCCAAGTGGGAGCGCATGAGCGCCCTCGCCGATGATGGCTGGGACTACGCCGAGGCTGAGGCCGAAGCGTTCGGGCTGTCGGTCGAGGACGTGCGCAAAAAGAATTTCATGCTCGACGCGCAGCGGGATGGTCACAGCGGCAACACGTTTACGAAGGTGCTCAAGCAGTCGTACTACTCGCTGGTCGAGGAAGCGTATTGGAAGGCCGAGGCCGACACCAACGGCTTTATGATCGCCCGCAAGTACACGGGCAAGGTCGACCCGACGATGTTGTGGCACATGTCCGAACGTGACGCCCGCAAGTACATGTCCGAGGAAATGGCGCAGTGGTTCGACGACAACGGCCGTCTCACGTTCATGGCTTACCGGCAGTCGGTACTCGATGGGACGGGCAGGTGGCGCAACGCGATGACACCGGACTACAACCAGTGACCGGCAAAGAGGCTTGGATCGCTGCGCGCAATGAAGGGCGCGCAGCGACACCGGGCGACCCAAACCCGTACTACGGGCAAGGCATTCGCGCCGACATGTGGCGCCTCGGGTACAAGTCAATGCTGCTGGAAGCAATCACCAATTCACCGGCCCGGCAGGCGTTCCTGCGGGCCGACGCCGAGTAATTCGGCGACACAACAGGTTTCCCGGCCGCTCGGTCGGGTTTGCGCGGACGGCCTGCGCCTAAACGGCTGGCAATGCTGACGAGCTACGGAGCAATACACGCATGTCTGAAACCGATACCACCTCGACGACCCCCGACGCCGAAGCCCCCGCGGGCGACGACGCCGGAAAGCCCGCCGAGGGAAAGACGTTCACGCAGGCCGACGTCGACCGCATCGCGGGCGAGCGGGCTGCACGCGAACGGGCCAAGTACGCCGACGCCGACCAATGGAAGGCCGACAGCGCCGAACTGGCGAAGATCCGCGATGGCGAAAAGACCGAACTGCAGCGCGAGCGCGAGGCGCGCGTCGCGGCCGAAAACGACCGCGACACCGAGCGTTTCGAGCGACTGCGCGAGCGCGTCGCCAACCGGCCGGGCAAGGTCGTGCCCGTCGCATCGCTGACCGGAAAGACCGAGGAAGAACTGACTGCCTCGGCCGACGCGCTGATCGCCTGGCGCGACGACAACGCCCCCAAGCCTGAGCCGAAGCAGCAGAAGCGCAACCCGGCTGGCAGCGGTGGCGGGTTCAAGAGCGGCGCAACCGGCGCCGACTCCAACAGCACCGACCCCAAGGTGAAGGCCGCAGAAGCATTGCGGCGCTTGCGCTCTGGGGAGTAACACACTTCCGCTCGGGGGCCGACCTCGGCGGTTGATCACAACAACTGAATAGAGAGAGGTTAGCAATGGCTGACATTTCACGCGCCGAGGTCGCAACCCTGATCCAGGAGGCGTACAGCGACTCGCTGCTCGCCGCCGCGAAGCAGGGCAGCACCGTGCTGTCGGCGTTCCAGAACGTCAACATGGGCACCAAGACCACGCACCTCCCGGTGCTGGCGACCCTGCCCGAGGCCGGGTGGGTCGGCGAGTCCGCTCACGAAGCGAAGGGCGTCAAGCCGCAGAGCAAGGTCACGTGGGCCAACCGGACCCTCGTCGCCGAGGAAATCGCCGTCATCATCCCCGTGCACGAAAACGTCATCGACGACGCCACGGTCGCAGTGCTGACCGAAATCGCCGAACTGGGCGGGCAGGCGATCGGCAAGAAGCTCGACCAGGCCGTCATTTTCGGCGTCGACAAGCCCGCATCCTGGGTTTCCGCGGCGCTGGTGCCCGCGGCCGTCGCCGCCGGGCAGGCCGTGACCCACGTCGCCGGTACCGCCAACGAGAGCGACCTGGTGGGCGCGGCGAACAAGGTCGCCGAGAAGATCGCCCTCGCGGGTTGGGCGCCCGACACCCTGCTGTCGAGCCTGGCGCTGCGGTACCAGGTCGCCAACGTGCGCGACGCCGACGGCAACCTCGCGTTCCGTGACAACTCGTTCCTCGGGTTCTCGACGCACTTCAACCGCAACGGCGCCTGGGACCCGACGACCGCCGTCGGCGTCATCGCCGACGCCTCGCGCGTGAAGATCGGCGTGCGGCAGGACATTCAGGTGAAGTTCCTCGATCAGGCCACCCTCGGCACCGGCGAGGATCAGATCAACCTCGCCGAGCGCGACATGGTGGCCCTGCGCCTCAAGGCACGGTTCGCCTACGTGCTGGGCAACAGCGCCACCTCGATGGGCTCCAACAAGACGCCGGTCGGCGTCGTCACCCCGGCCGCTGCGCCCGGCGGTGGTAGCTAGTGCCGAAGTACCGGCACGCCGAGACGGGGGCGGTCATCGCGGTGTCTACGGGCACCCTGCTGGCCTCCCTCGTCGAGGGCGATCCCAACTGGACCGAAACCGAGGGTAGCCAGCTCGCTGAGCCGGTCGCCCCGCCGAGCGACGAGGGGGTGAGCGGTGGCACTGGCGATGACGACGGACGTGCAGAAGGCGTTGAAGGCCCTACAGCGGCCCGAGCTAGCCGAAGCACTGCAGCCCGACGACGTAAGCGACCTGCTGCAGGAAGCGAGCGACCTGGTGACGGGGCACCTGTGGCCGAGCCCGGTACCGACACCGACGCCGGAACCGATCACGCGAGTGACGGCGGCAATGGTGGCGGCGAGCCTGATCAGGCCGAAGGAGATTCTGCCGGAAACGGCGAGTCTGACGGCTGACGGGTTCGGCGCGACGTTCACACCCGGCACTACCTCGCCGGGTGTGTACCTCACCGCTGCGCTCAAGGCGCGACTGCGGCCGTACCGCTCGGGATTCTCGTCGGTGGCGATGGGCAGTGAGCGTTACTGATGTACCCGACGCCTCACACGGTCACGCACCGCAAGTACGTGAAGGTCGGCGAAAACGCTGCGGGGCAGGCGAAAACCGAGCCGAGGGACACCTCGCGCAAGGTCAGTAGCCTGCGCCCGCGGCGCCACGACACCGGCCGAGCGGCGGCCCTGGCCGACCGCTTGATCACCGAGTACAGCATGGCGACGCCCGATTACGACTGGCCTCACGGCTCGACGGTAATCGACTGGCACGGGCGCGAGTTCACCGTGCACGGCGACGTCGAGGACTACAACGGCGGCCCGTTCGGGTTCGCGCCGGGCTACCTGGTGACGCTGCGCCGCGTGGTGCAGCACGACGTCGACGACGACGAGCACCAGGGCGACGACGAGGGGGGCGACGATGCCGTATAGGCCCCTCGATCTGCCGTTCAGCGAGCACAACAAGATCCGCACCAGCCGCGACGTGCAGGCCGCGACGCGCAAGCTGGCTGAGGATCTGGCACGCAAGGCCGGTGCTCGCGCTGGCGACGTCAACGGGTACGAGGTCACAACCGAGGTCGGCCGCGACCGGGTGCGCTGTCAGATTCACGCCGAGTCGGGCAAGGCGATCCGCGCGGAGGTCAAAGACAGCCCGCTGATGCAGCTTTCGGCCGAGCAAGGCCCGAAGGGGCTGCTGTGACGGTGCTACTGCCTCCCGTGCCGCCGACTGCGGCGGCCCGCCGGTACCTGCTCGACGAGCTTGCTGCCCGCGGCAACCCGCTGCCGGTCGGATACACGCCCCCGAAGGGCAAACCGGAGTCCTACGCGCTGGTGTCGCGGCCCGGCACGAACACCCGAGTGTTCCTGGGCGACTTCCTGATCCGTGTGCGCGTGTTCGATACCGACTTTGTGCGGTTGGAGCGCAACGCGGATCTGCTGCACCGGCTGATGCTGCACGCGGTGCACCGCAAGGTCGTCGTGCCCGACGAGGGCGAGGTGTGGATCACCGCAGCCGCGCATGAGTACGGCCCCGGCGACCTCGACGACCCCGACGTGCCGATGGCAGGCAAGCAGTCTGCCGTGTTCTGGACGATCGGCCTGCGGCCTGGCTAAGGCCGGCGCCGCACTCGAGCACCACCGCTGAGCTGCACCTTTGCAGTTTTCAGCCGCAAATCAGCAAACACACCAGGCAAATGTCCCTCGCACCAACGGGTTCGGGGGTGTTCACAGTGCCCGCATGAGGGCAGATAGGAGTCAACACAATGACCGGACCCGTTCAGGCGGCGTACGGCGACTCGTCCAAGGTGTTCGCGGCCTCGCCGTCGGATCTCGAAACAGTCGGCGGCCTGTGGTTCGCACCGTTCGGTACCGCGCTGCCCGAGGACGTCGACGAGCCGCTCGACGTCAAGTTCAAGAACCTGGGTTTCGTCTCGGCCGCGGGTGTCACCGTGAAGATCGACAGCCAGACCAAGCCCATCGAGGTGTGGGGCGGCGACGAAATCGGCGCGCTGCGCGACAAGTTCGCCATCGAGTACAGCATGGCGCTGTTCCAGGTGCTCTCGCCCGAGGTCAACGCAGCCATTTTCGGTGCGGGCAACGTCTCGACCGCGGCGGCGACGCAGGCGCACGGCGCCCGCATGAAGGTGCTCATCAACTCCAAGCTGCCCAAGCGGTGCAGCCTGGTGCTCGATTCCGTGTACGAGGACAAGATCATTCGTCAGGTCGCGCAGATCGCGCAGCTTTCGGGCCTGGCCGATATCAAGCTCGTTCACAACGAGCCGATGGCATTCGAGCCGACGTTCAAGGTGCTTAAGGGCACCGACGGTAACCACGTCGTGCAGTACAGCGACGACGGTCAGGTTATCGCGGCCTAGTCGCCACCTCGCAAAACCGCTGCGCGGCAACCTCAGTCGGCCGGATAGGTCACGCGCCCGCAGCACCCCTTAGACCGGCACCCCGCGCGCTATTCCTGGTGGGCGCGCGGGGTGCTTTCACCTCGTTTCAAAACACCAGGGACACACCAGGAAACACACCAGGAAAGGTAAGACAATGGCAGCACGTTCGACCAAGACCACGACCCCCGACGACGACCAGGTGCTCGACGACGACGCCCCCGAGGCCGTCGAGGCGCCCGCCGACGAGCAGGCGACCATCGCCGAGGAATGGGCCGACGAGTACGACGAGGGCACCGAGTTGTTCGTCGGCAAGTTCGACGCCGACGACTTCGACCCCGAGTACGGCGTCGCCGAGTTCCCCGAGGGAACCACGATCGCCGTCAAGCGGTGCCTGCGCAAGCCCCCGCCGGGATGGATTCGCAAGCACGCGCACCTGTCCGACCTTGAGCGCACGTTCGCGCTCATCGAGAAGCACTGCAGCGAGCGGGCTCTCGAAATCCTCGACAGCCTCGTCGAGGACGAGTGGAACGACTTCGTGGAAGCCTGGGGCAAGGATGGCGGGCTGATCGAGGGAAAATCTCGCAGGTCTGTGCGGCGGCGCGGCAAGTAGAGGACGCACTACGGCGCGACCTCCTTTGCGCCGGGCGTGAGTTCGACGACGGCACGCTGTCGTGGGATGACCTTTACGCATTCGTCTACGCGGCCCCGCCAAACACGGCGATATTCCATGCCTTTGAAAAGGGTTGGAATACCACCGATTATCTGCTCGCGCACGCGGTCGACGCGCTGCGGGTGCTGATTTGGCAGAAAACCGAGGATGCGACAAAAGACAACCCGCGGCACGTGCCTGACCCGTTCCCGCGGCCGGGCGACGCCGACCGCAACAAGGCCGACAGCGAGTACGTCGCCGTCGGTTCGACCGTCGCAACCAAGACGACGGTCGGCAAGTTTCTGGCAATGCGTGCCGAGCGCGAAAAGCGTTGGCGCGAAAAGCACAACAAGGGACAGAACCAAAAGGGGGCGTAATGAGCGCAACGTATTACCTCACCGTTCTGCCCGAGACGAGCAAGCTCGTTCCCGGCATCAATCAGGCGATGCGGTCTGCCGAAAAGGGCGCGACGATAACGCCCAAGTTCGACACCCGCGGCGCCGAGCAGGCGGGCCGCCAGGCGGGCCGCGACGTGCAGGCCGGGATCGACTCGTCGGCTCGCGGGGGTGGCATTGGCCGCTTCCTGCGGGCCGACGGTGCTCGTTCTGTGGGGCAGCAGGCGGGCAATGAAGTAAACGCAGGGCTGCAGTCGGCCGACATTGGTCGCGGGCTCGGGTCGCAACTGGCGGCGAACCTCGGCAACGGCGCAATGACGCTGGGCCGCAACGTCGGCAGCATGATTGCGACCGGACTCAAGGCGACGGCGATCGTGGGCGGCACTGTGGCCGCCGCGGGTATCGCTGGCGCGCTGCACGCTGGCATGTCTCGCCTCACGGCGATTGACGATGCCAAGTTCAAGCTGCAGGGGCTCGGCAACGACACCCAAAAAGTGCAGAACATTATGGACAACGCCCTTGAGGCTGTGCGCGGTACAGCGTTCGGCCTCGACGAGGCTGCGACCACGGCTGCCTCTGCGGTGGCTGCTGGTATCGCGCCGGGCGTGCAGTTGACGGACTACCTCAAGCTGACGGCCGACACGGCGGCAATCGCCGGTACGTCGCTGGCCGATATGGGCTCGATCTTCAACAAGGTGCAGACGTCTGGCAAGGCGTTTACCGGCGACCTCAACATGCTGGCCGACCGCGGCCTGCCCGTGTTCACCTGGCTGCAGGAGGAATACAAGGTTTCGGGCGAAGAACTGTCGAAGATGGTCGAAAAGGGCAAGGTCGACGCCGCGACATTCCAGCGGGTCGTTGCCGAGCGTATCGGCGGCGCCGCGCAGAACATGGGCGGCTCGATCCGCGGGCAGTTGTCGAACCTCAAGGCGTCTTACTCGCGTTTCGGCGCAGAGCTGGCTGGGCCGATCTTCGCGGCCGTCTCGCCGATGGCGCTCACCCTTACCGGGGCGTTCGACAAGATCACCGCGGCGATCAAGCCCAAGCTTGAGCAACTGACGGCCGTAATCGGCCCGTGGGCAACGGATATGGGCAACAAGGTCACGGCGTGGCTCGACGGCGGCGGCGTGCAGCGGATCATGGACTTTTTCGGCCGACTCGTCGACAAGGTGCAAGCACTGCGCACCGGCGAGGGGCGCAGCGACGCCCTGCAGTCGATCGCCGACAGCGCGAAGGCCCTCGGCCCGGCGCTCAAGGATGCAGGCCCGGCGCTGCAGGGCGTCGGCGCGGGCATGAAGGCGTTCGCAATGTCGATCGCCGAGGTTGGGCCGCAGACCCTCACGGCTGTGCTCACCCCGGCGTTGCAACTGCTCGCCGGATCGCTGCGGTTCCTGGCTGACAACGCATCGTGGGCCGTGCCTGCTATCGCGGGCCTGGTCGTCGCGTTCGCCGGGTTTAAGGCGATCGGGTCGAGCCTGTCGCCGCTGATCGGCGCGATTAACGGCGCATTCAAGATCGTTAACACCCCGATGATGATTGCGCAGACACGTGCGATCAGCGCGCAGACCGCAGCCATGACTCAACTCACGGCAGCGATGGGCGCCAACGCGGGTGCGCAGGCGACGCAGGCCGCTGCGGCGAACGTTAACGCGGTTGCGAACGGCCGGGGCCGTCTGGCCTCGCTCGGCTCGGCAATCGCCATGCGTGCGCAGGCGGTGGCTACTCGCGCCGTGACGGCCGCGCAATGGCTGATGAATGCGGCAATGACTGCTAACCCTATCGGGATCATCATTGCTGCGGTTGTCGCTGTGGGCGTTGCACTTTGGGCGTTTTTCACCAAGACCGAGACGGGTCGCAAGCTCTGGGACAAAATCTGGACTGGCATTAAGACCACGGCTCTGACCGTGTGGGAGTGGCTCAAGAGCACGCTCGGCAAGGCGTGGGAGACGCTCGGGCCTGGCCTGTCCAAGCTCGGGCAGATCGGCCGTGAGGCGTTCGACGCGCTCAGCGGCGCAGTCGGCAAGGTGTGGAAGTTCATTCAGCCCGCGGTCGAGTGGATCGGCCGACTGTGGCTGGCCGTCGCCAAGCTTGAGTTTAAGGCCGCTATCGCGGCGCTCAAGGGGCTGGGCTCGATCATCGGGTGGCTGTGGACGAATGTCGTCGTGCCAGCGTTCGACGGGATCGTGGCGGCCGTTTCGGTTTGGTGGGAAGTCACCAAGGCGATTTGGTCCGGCGCTTCTGACGCTATCGGCTGGGTCGGCGACAAGGTTATGTGGCTGTGGCGCAACGTCGCTGTGCCTGCTTTCGACGCGATCGGCACTGTGGTGTCGACGTGGTGGGGCGGCGTCAAGGTCGTGTGGGATCTGTTTACGACCGCGCTCGACAAGATCGGCAAGGGCGTCGGCGTGTTCAAGGACGGCATCGTTGGTGCGTTCAACGCCGTGAAAGACGTTGTTACGTCGGTCTGGTCGTCAATCGGCGGGATCTGGGACAAGATCGTTAACGGCATCGGCACCGTAACCGACGCGCTCAAGGGTGCGGGCGGCAAGGTGCTCGGCGCCCTGGGGCTCAGCGGCGGTGCGACTGGCGGGTTCGTCAGCGGCGGCCTGCCGGGCTACGCGAACGGCGGCCGGATCAGTGGACCCGGCACCGGCACAAGCGACTCCATTCTCGGGTTCCCGGCGATGGTGCGGGTAGCCAATGGCGAGTTCATCACCAACGCGCGAGCGACGGCTGAGAACCTGCCGCTGCTCATGGCGATGAACGCCGGTACGCCTCTGTGGGGCGCGCTCAAGGACATGCTGCCGGGCCTCGCAGGCGGCGGCCTGGCGGCCGGTAAGGCTGCCGAGGGCAATCTGCAGGGCAACAGCGTGCTGGTGTCTCGGCTCATTTCGCAGATGTTCCCGGCCGTCGGCACGATCGGCGGTTACCGGCCGAACGACAGCTATCCCGATCACCCGTCGGGGCGTGCGCTCGACATTATGATTCCCGACTGGCAATCGGATTCCGGCATGGCGCTGGGCAATTCGATCATGTCGTTTCTGATGCAGAACGCCGACGCCCTCGGGGTCGATTACACGATCTGGCGGCAGACGTATCGCAGCGCAAGCGGCAACTCCAATCTCATGGAGGACCGCGGCGGGAACACGCAGAACCACATGGATCACGTGCATGTGACGACGAAGGCGGGCAACCCGGCTGGCGGTATCAGCGCGGTGCCTGCTGGTCTGAAAATGCCTGCAGGGGCGACTAACCCGCTCGACGGCATGGAAGTGTCGGGCTCGGGGGCGATCGGCTCTGCCACGGGCACCGGCTCGTACCGCACGGCGACGTCGAGTGAACTGTCGTCGTCGTCGACGAAGGTCGACAACGCCCGCACGCAGGCCAAGAACGCCGACCAGTCGGTCGACGACCGCACGTACGCCGTCGAGAAGGCGCAGCGGCGGGTCGACGAACTGCGCGCAGCCGGTAAGGACACCGCAGACGCGCAGCACCGGCTCGACGTCGCTAACCGCGAGCTGGCTGACGCGAAAGAACGCCAGGCCAAGGCTCACGACAAGGTGACCAAGGCCGAGGGCGACGACGCCGAACTGCGCACCAAGGGCAAGCAAACCAAGGGCAGCGGCTCGTCGAAGGACGGCGGCCTGTCCGGTGCTGATTTCGGTAAGACGTTCGTGTCTGGCGTGTTGGAGTCGATCGGCCTCGACGGGTCGCTGTTCTCCAATCCGCTTGAGTGGCCGACGATCAAGTCGCTGATGGCTGGGCTCAATTTCGCGGGTGGTCTGCTCAAGGGCGGCGACAGCGAGAGCGGCGGCCCTGGTGGCTTCGCCAACGGCGCCGCGGATGCGGTCGGCCTCGGTGGGCTGCTGTCGGCGATTCCGGGCGGTGTGGTCGATCCTGGGGCCGATTGGGACCCGCAGAGCGGCAGCCCGAACCTCGCACCTGGTCAGTTCAACCTGGCGACCGGCGGCGGCGGTGGGTCGCTCGTCGAGGGTGCGCTCAACGCCATGAGTGCGTTCGCACCGGCCGGGCAGCAGCAGGGGCAACCCGATCCGGCTGCCAGCGGTCAGGGCGGCGGCGACGTCGTGTTTAGCGGCAACGTCGGCATGGACCCGGCTGCGCTGCGCGGCGAGTTCCGCAACGAGATGAACAGCCGCAGGCGCTACACCTAGCGCGCGGTAGCTAACGGCCGGCGGGCCGCCGATCTGGTCACTGACCTGCGGCGGCCCGCCGAGCCAGCTAACTGATCTTTCACAACTGAATAAGAGGTGTTGAGCCGTGACCGGCACTGGTATTCACGACGACTTCTGGCTCGACCCGCCGAAGTACGAAAACGACGCCGAAGGCAGGCCGATCTACGGCCCCGAGAATCCGGCGCACCCGTCGTGGCGGCGCATGACCAACTGGCACGACATGGGCCGCAATGGCGAGTACCTGCGGTCGACGTTGACGAAGTGGGTCTATATCCACCCGAGCAACAACAAGGTGTGGCACCTCGCCGGGCCTGGTCGCGGCCGTGAGGGCGTCGCCCTGGCGCGCGAGCTTGAGGGTGTCATGCAGCCCGAGTTTGAAATCCTTTACAGCGAGGGCGCTTACACGATCGGCGCCAAGCCCGAGCGGATCAACTACAAGAAGCGCACGATCAACCTCGGCGTGCACGTGCAGCCGAATGGCAACGCTGAGCGGGTCGAGGAACCAAACCCGTTCTCATACCGGCTGATCGAAGATTCCTGGTGGTCGTCGTGGTCTGAGGAAACGCCCGGTTTCCTCGGCTCGTTCACCCGCACGCACGGCTGGCGGTGGCTGGCGGTGCTGCTCGGCGAGGCGTCGAAAACGTCGCTGTCGATTGACCCGACGGGCAACGACAACAACACGATGCAGTGGAACATGACGCTGCACGCGCCGTGGCCGTTCTACGCCAAGCGCACGCTGTCGAAGCCCTGGCAGGCCGACCTGACGAACGTCGTCGCCAATAAGGGTGTTGCACAGGGCCTTATCTCGATCCCGAACCGCGGCACGTGGGAGTCGTGGCCCAAGTTCCTGGTGCGCGGCACCGGGCAGGCGACGGTGCAGGACGGCAACGACGGCCCGATCGTGAAGCTGCCCAAGCTGTACGACACCGACGGCACGTACATGATGGTCGACACCGACCCGACTAAGCGCACGATCACGACCGAGAAAGATCCGGTAGACAGCCAGCTCTACAAGTATCTGCGCGGATCGCAGTTGATCGACCTGCTGCTGCACGACGTCACAGCGAGTCGCCTACCGGCGCAACGGCGTATCCCCGGCGGTATCGGTTTCGACGGTGCGATCCCGCCGCGCACGGTCGCGCACCTCAAGGTGACGCACGACAACCCGAACGGCTCGGTTACGTGCATCATGCCGCAGAACTACCGCATGGCGTGGTCCTGATGTACGTCAAGAACGGCCGCAACCTGTGGGTGCCGCCGAGTGTCGGCGCCAACGGCGTACCCGACCCGCTCAAGAATCCGATCGAGGCGTACCAGTACCTCGACGGCAAGCGTCAACTGATCGACGACGAGGCACGCGCGAAGCCGCTCATTCGGTTGTGGGACAACCAAATGCGTTACATCGGCACTGTGGCGGCCGAGAAGTCTGTCGACGCCGAGGAAATGCTGCACGACACCGGGCAGGGCGATATCACGCTGCGCGGCGACGACTGGCTCGTCGAGTTCATGCGCACCGACGTGCGGCGTGAGGAAGATTTGCACGTCACGATCGACCCCTACCCGCACCGGCGCAACTGGCGGTGGCGGTGGGGCGCCAAGGTCACGAACGTGCGCGTCAAGCGTGACGAAAACGGGCGGCGCACTGTCACTTTGGAGTGCGCGCACAACCGCGAGCACTGGAAGCACCTGCTGTTTGGCGCGACGCCGTTCAGTAGTCCAGAGATTCAGCCGTTGCGGGCCTGGCTGCTGCCGGGCAACACGCGAACCATCGTCTCCACAACGGGTTTCATCAACCTGGCGCGCAATTACTGGCCGATCCTGGCCCTGCCAACGCAGGTGATGAATCCGCTCGCGTGGCTCGGCGAGGCGTCGAACGTGCTCAACCTCAACCCGCTGAACTGGCCCGTTCAAATGCAGTTCGTCAACCCGGTATTCGACCGCTCGCGGCTGAGCGTGCTCATGTCGCGGTGGCAGAACGCGCACGACGTGTGCGACGCGCTGCTCAAGTACGCCGGGTGCCACGTACGGGCGTACACGTGGCTGGAAGAGGACGAGGACAGCCCGCACCCCGAGCTTGCGCTGCTGGTCGGCGAGAAGCTCGCCAGGCCGTCGCGTAACTGCATCGTCCTGGCGGTCGAGGACATGAGCGGCACGACCGGAGTCACCGGGACGGCCCTCGACGGCGCGCTCGACCTGCTGGCGGTTTCGGCCGACAACATCCTGAGTTCGCTTGTGTTCGTCGACCGTGACGGCGACGGCGTGGCTGATCCGTTCATCCGCAAGCTGCTCGGCGTCGCACCGGCGGTGCCCGACATTGCATTTAGGGATACGAAATACTCGTCGATCATTTCGTCGGAACATTCTATGTTTCGTGCAAAAGCGCAGAAGATTCTTACTGGCGGGAAATCGCCTGGCTGGGTAAATCAAACTCAGACATTTTTGATCAAGTATGCGCTTTCGCAATTGTCGGCGATTATTACTGCTGGCCCCGCTGGTTCATATCAGCAACCCGGTAGCTCGGGTTTGGAGGAAATTTACCAGGGGCAGGCCGACAATATTTTGCTCGCGTATATCCAGGTCACAGACCCGGTGCGTTCCGCGCGCTCTGGTCCGTACGGCTACCTGGAACATTTCGAGCAGGGTAGTGGTTCGGCGTACACGGTCAGTTCGGCAATGACGTTAGCTGAGGGGCACCATAAGACGCGGGCATATCAGGCGTTCAAGGTTGCTATTCGGAATGGTGGACAGCACACGCTGTTTTACGATTTTGACCTCGGTACGCGGTGCCATTTTGAAATTGATCGCATTTACCACACTGACCAGGTATCGGCAGTGCGGCTCCATTACGACGAGACGACGCCCAAGACTTTCGACCTTTCGATCGGCGACGATTCGGAATCCGAGAGTGGCCTCGCTCAAGTCGCCCGTACGGCCTCGGCGCTCTGGAATGCGCTGGGCATGTTGTTTGGATCAGGAGACATGTTCTAGTGGATCTGCCAGCCCTGCCACCGTTGCCCGAGGTGCCCGAGCACGTGCCGGGCGTCGACCCGATGGCCGACGCGATGTACGGCATTGCCGAGGCCCTGCACTATCCCGTCGACAGCCGCGGTCGGCGATATGACGTGCGCTACATGCTGCCAGTGATCGCGTTTCACTTGGCACGCGCAGGTTGTGTCGTCGACCCGGCTCGGGCCGTCATCAAGCAGCGGCGTATGCCGCCGTCGCCCGGCGTCGTCGAGGATGCGGTCGAGTGGGTGCACGTCGACGAGCCCGACACGATCGAGGACGAACTGACCGGCGCCACGCTCGACGACCTGCCGAACCTGTCTGCGGCGGCCCGCGCTGAGTTCATCCGGCGCGCGACGGGCGAGCCTCTGCCCGAGCCGGTCGTCGACGACCAGGGCGTCGACCTCGACGCCCGCACCCCCTGGCACGTCGAGACGTCGATCGTGTTCGACGACGACGACGAGCCCGCAACCAGCTAACGCCGGCCATCGGCCGGATTCATAGCCTGACCTGCGGCGCGGCCGTGGGTCGGCAAACAACTTAATAAGGAGCAACACATGGCCGAGGTTGAGCAGCGGCTGACGGGTGATGCGGTCGCGCTGTTCCAAACGCTGCTGTCGGCAACGTGGATGGGCATTGTCAGCGACGGCAGGACACCCGGCGGTATGTCGGCGACGCTGGAAATGGTCGACGGCGAGGCAGTGATCACGACCGACGTTCTGGTCGGCCCGAAGGGCGACAAGGGCGACCCGGCCCCGCTGGTCGACCTGCAGTGGCCCCCGCTGGAATCGCCGACCGAGCTTGTCCAGATCCAGAACGAGCTAGGCCCCGACGACAAGGGCAAGGGCTGGTGGATCGGCAGCGTGGTCTACGTCTGGACCGGCAATCAGTTTCAGATGGTGCGCCCCGGCCCGGCCGGGCCTCCCGGCGCCACACCGCAGATCAGCGTCACGTGCGAAACCATCCCGATGGCCGAGCGGCTGCCCGGCGTCAAGGATGAAGTGAAGCGGTCGGGTACTTCCCTCAACCCGCACTTGCACTTTCGGCTGCTGTCGCCGCAGGGGCCTGTCGGCCCGTCGACGAACATCACCGGCGCCCCCGACTACGACAACACCAAGCCCCCGAAGGACGGGCAGACAATGGTGTGGTCGTCGGTCAAGAGCAAGTGGCTGCCGTCTGACTTCACGAACAAGCACCCGCGGCTGTATTCCGTTCCCGAGGCGGCGTTTACGCCATTCACGGGCCTGGCGCAGCGGCAGAGCATCCTGCAGTACACGGTCGAGCCTCAAGACTTCGCGTGGACCCCGTACGTCACGGGGCACCTGAAAGCCTTTGGCCTGGCGCTCGATACCGACCCGCTGACGATCGGCGTCGAGGTGCGCCTCGGCTCGGCGACCAGCGGCCAGCTCATTGCCCGCGGGTTCGGCAACATCGCCAGTTGGTCGAACATTCTGCCGCACTACTCGACGGCAACGGACCCGGCCTCTGCGGTCGCACCCGACAACGGGATTGCGACTGTCGCCGCGGGACAGCCCGCCGTGATCAACGTCAACCTGTACAACGACGGCCTGCTCGGCGCCTACATCTTCAACCGCAACGGCGCGCAGTTGTCGATTCTCGTTGTCCCACAAGGGAGCTAGCCACCATGCCGTACACCAAGAGTTACCGCACGACAATTCCGATTGAGCCGGGCGCCGACGTCGAGGTGCTGCGGTGGCTGACCCGAGAATCGTTTGAACGGGCAGCCGGGTTCGACGGCCTCACGATCAGCGAGTACGCCGAGCGTGAGGTGCCGTGGACCGAGCTACCGCCGAAGGCGGCCGAGCACCTGCCGCTGCGCGTCGACGAGTACGACTGGCGCGAGTTCACCGGCACCGGCGCGGTTTCCGAGGTGGCGATCGAGTGGCTGACCGCTGAGTCGGCGTGGCGCAAGGCGCAGGCGAAGGCGGGGGGTGACTAGTGCCGTCCATGTATGACCGGCAGCCCCTCGCCATCGACCGCGATCCGATGCGGTCGATTTTCGGCGAGCCTGCCAAGCTGCCCAAGCTCGACCCCGAACTGATCTGGAAACAGTGGCTCGACGGCCTCAAGCAACTGACGGGCCTCGACCTCTCATCGCCGCTCGCGCTGGTGACCAGCCTCGGCGACCTGATCAAGGGTGCACTCGACCCGGCCGAACTGCTCAAGCTGCTTAGCAAGGTGTTCGGCTACGTCGGCGCCCCGCTGCAGACGATCGAGCAACTGGCGAAGTTCGTCGGGCAGACCGTTTTCGGCCTGATCGACCCGCGGCGGCTCGCGCAGATCCCGCTCGGCTCGATCGTGTCCGAGGCGCCGAACCTGCTGCCGAACGGCTCGTTTACCGACGCAATCGCCATCGACGACCCGGCCGCCAAGTGGCTGCGCGACACGGCGACGTTCCGGTCGGCCCCGGCCTCGGCACGCACCGACGCCGACGGCACGATCCGCGAACTGCTGAGCATCGACCTGGTGCCCGTTAAGCCCGGCCAGAAGCTCGACGTCGGCGGCTGGATGCGGTGGGCGAACCTCAACGCAGCCAGCGGCTCGATCGGCATTGGCCTGATGACGTACGGCCCCGACGGCGAGCACCGCGTCGACCTCAAGATGATGACGGCGACGAGCGGCAGCGTGACGTCCTGGCAGGAATGCAAGGGGCAGTACACCGTTCCGGCGACCGGCGTCGAGAGCATCCGCGTGCGCCTGGTCGTCACTGACGGCGCGGCGGCCGGGCGTATCTTCTACGACGATCTGTACGCGAGCCTCGGCGCGAACAAGCTGCAGATCAATTTCGTGGAGGGCCTCGCCAATGAGCTGTCTGCGGCGCTCGGCGCCGCGCAGCAGGCCGCGCAGAACCTCGCCAACTTCCTGAGTACGCAGTGGCAGCAGTTGCTTAACGGCGTCGCAGGCGGCGTCGGCGGCACCATTGCGTCGATCGTGGACCGGCTGCAGCACTTCAACCCGTTTGGCTTTTTCGACGCATCGAAGCTGCGGAACATCGGCGACATGCCGCCGATCGGGCAGCAGCAAGTCAACGGGCTGCTCGGCGACCTCGGCGGGATCATCGACAACGCGGTGCGCGGCGCGGGCAACCTCGTCGGCAACGGGTTCGGCGTGTTCGACCTGTTCGACACGCTGCGCGGTATGCAGGCGAACATCGCCGACGCTAACGCTGCGCTGGCGGCGCTGCAGGCAGAGTCGACCGGCAACAGCAACTCGGGCAAGAAGATCCTTGTAAACGTCGGCGAGTGGCCCGACGCGGCCGGTGCGCCAGGCGTTTTCACGCGAGTGATCAAGAGCGGCGCCGGTGGTATCTCGACGGTTCGCGGTGCGCTCGACTGGCAGGACTCGGGCAACAGTGGTGCTCAAGAGTTCTACCTGTACAACGCCGACGAGCTTCTGAGCGACTATTTCGAGGTCGCAATGGTGATGCCGAGGCGATCCGAAGATGAAGCGTTCGGCCTGTTCATGCCGCCGTATAACTACCTGATCGGGCGTGCGAACGCGGCCGGTAACACGTTCGTGTTCGCGCGAGTCGGATACGGGCGCTGCAGGATTGGCGTCGTCGTCAACGGCGTAACGACGTTGCTCGGCTCGTCGGATATCAGTTTCTCGGCACCGGCGGGCTCGCTGATCCGGTTTCGTGGCGGCACGACCGGCGGTGTGCGCGTGTTCCAACTGCAGGTGAACGCCCAAGTGGTCGGTGCGGCAACGGATACCGGCAACGTGTCGCAGGTCGGCGAGAGCTTCCGCAAGGTCGGCCTCGGGTTTGAGGCTGCCGGTCGCGGCGGCGGCCAGGGCACGCCCGGCAGTGTGTCCGTGTTCGCAGCCAACGACAACACGCCCAATCCGACGCGCGGCGTTGGCTTTCGGGCGTTCCGTGGGTCGACGTCGAACATCAACAAGAGCAGCGGCCTGGGGGCGTTGCCTGCGAACTGCCTCGACACCGTGGACCGGATCACCCCTGACATGGAGTGGACTGCATCGACGCAGACACTCAAGATCGGCGTCGAGGGCTGGTACTTGTTCCCGCTGCGGGTTGCGACGAGCGAAGTGCAGACCACCGACGCCTGGTACTGCGGCGTGTACAAGAACGGGGCGCCGATCTACGCCGAGGCGACACTCATCAAGGGCGGCAACAACAATCAGCCGCAGTTCAACGCTGTGAGCGTTGGCAGTGGCCCCGTGATGACGTACTGCGTCGAGGGCGACCTTATTCGGCCGTTCGTCCAACTCAACAGCAGTAACACCGCGATAAACGGCGACGCCGCGGGCTCGCGTACGTGGTTCGGGGCGGTGCTGCTGAATAGGAGTCTCGCGTGACCGGATGGACACCAGACCCGCCGACGGGCGGGCGTCAAGATGTTGGGTGGTCAACAGAGCCCTCGGCACCGGCGCCCCCCGTCGAGTCGGTCGGTTGGATCGCGGTCGAGCATGAGCTTGCCGCTGCGCTGTCTATCTCGACCACGCAGGCGGCCCTCGCCATACGGGCGACCGCCGGGGCGCTGAGCGTGTCGCGCAGCCAGGCTGCGGTGCTGCTGCGGCTGACGGCCCCCGCGGCGAGCGTGAGTGCGAGCAGTGCCTCGGCAGGCGTCCGTATGGCGGCGCTTGCGCCCGCGGCGTCGTCGAGCACCTGGGCGTCGTCGGCGGTCGTCAAGGCCGTGGCAGCCGCGCTCGGCACGTCGGCCTCGGCTGCGGCGGCGCTCGTCAAGGCGACGGCGACAGCCAGCTCGCTGAGTGAGTCGTCGGCCTCGGCGACGTTCCCTGCGAACGGCCCGACCACGGCGCAGTTCGTGACCGTCGGCGCGTACAGCTTCCCGGTGCCCTGGTGGTGCCTCAAGGTCGACCTGATCCTGCTCGGCGCAGGCGGTGGCGGCGGCAACGGCTCACTGTTCCTGCCCGGTACGGGTGGCGCTGCGGGGCTGTGGCTCGTCGTGACTCTGACCCGCGGCGTTGACTTCCCGTGGACCGCTACGGCGATCACCGGGCAGATCGGCGGCGGCGGCTCTGGCGGCTCGGCCTCGGGTGGCGCGAACAACGGCGGCAACGGTGGCGACACGACCGCGACAGCAGTCGGCGCCGGGATCTTGACGGCGAGCGGCGGCAACGGCGGGCAGGGCTGGGGTAACGGGCAGCGCAACGGTTTCACGCCGTCGCCGACCAGCCAGAACCTCAACGGCATGGTTGCGACCGCGGGCACGGGCGGCTCGGGCGCCGGGCCTGCGCCCGGCGCTGGCGGGGCGAGTGTGCAAGGTACGCCGTTCGGCAACACGGCCGGTTTCGTTGGGGCGCGCGGTCAAGCGTGGTTCCGCGCATACCAGTAGCTAACGCCGGCGAGCGACTCGAGAACGACCTCTGAGCTGCGGCGATGCGCTGCAGCGACCAATCACAGCAAACAACTGAATAGGAGGCTGTTCGTGGCTGCCACGAATCAGTTCAAGCTCGACGCCCTCGCCGCGATCCTGGCGCAGGGCAATCTGCTGTCTCTGCACAGCGCCGACCCTGGCACGACCGGGGCGAGTGAAATCACCGGCGGGGGATACGCCCGCAAGACATTCGCATGGGGCACAGCGGCGATCGTGTCGGGCGGCGTCGACGACGGCAAGGCCAAGAGCACCGGCTCGACTCAGAACATGTCGGTGCCCGCGGGTGTCGCCGTCACTCACTACGCCGTACGCAAGGCCGACGGCACGTTTCTGTACGGCAAGGCCCTCAACCCCGGCGTGACTCTGAACGCCGCGGGCTCGATCGACGTCACGCCGACGCACACCTACGGCGATCCTGTCTAACACGAAGGGCGACAACTGAATATGGCTGAAAAGGTACTGCCTTACGACCGTTCGATCGTGCCGCAGGAAACGGGTTACTGGTGCGGCCCGGCCGCGACGCAGATCGTGCTCAACACGCGCGGTCTGATTGTCGACGAGCCGACCCTCGCCCGTGAAATCGGCACGACCGTGAACGGCACCGATTACGTCGGGCTCATCGAGCGGGTGCTCGACCTGCGGGTGCCCGACGCCCGGTACACGTCCGTGTACATGGAGCAAGACCCGCCGAGCGCCGCGCAGCGAGAGGCGTTGTGGCGCAACCTCAAGCGTTCGATCGACGCCGGGTACGGCGTGGTGATGAACTGGGTCGCCCCGCCGAGCAACAAGCCCCGCGGCGTCAAGGGCAGCGTGAGCCCCCGCTACAGCGGCGGCACGACGTACCACTACGTCGCGGCGATGGGCTACGACGACAACCCGGCGCTGCGCGCAGTGTGGATCGCCGACAGCGGTTTTCAGCCGCAGGGCTATTGGATCAGCTTCGATCAGTGCTGCTCGCTGATCCCGCCGAAGGGCTATGCGTTCGCCGACGTCGACGCGGTGGGCGGCCCCGAGGCCCCGATCGACCCCGACGCGCAGGCCGCCGACGCGCTGCTGCGGCTGATGGGCGGCTCGGTTTCGTTCGACCGTTACGTCGCGCTGCTGCCCGCGGTGCGCCAGTGCCTCGCCGAGTGCGAGTGCGACACGATCGAGCGTATTGCCATGTGGGCGGCGCAGGTTGGGCACGAAAGCGTCGGCCTCAAGTACATGGCCGAACTGTGGGGGCCGACCGCAGCGCAGGCCGGTTACGAGGGGCGTATCGACCTCGGCAACACGCAGCCCGGCGACGGGTTCCGGTTCCGCGGGCGCGGGCCTATCCAAGTGACTGGCCGACACAACTACACGGTGCTGTCGCAGTGGGCGCACGGCAAGGGTCTGGTGCCGACGCCCACCTATTTCGTCGACAACCCCGACGAATTGGCAAGCGACCGTTACGGGTTCGTCGGCGTCACTTGGTATTGGACGACGCAACGCCCGATGAACGATGCGGCCGACGCCCGCGACCTGGTGCGGGCGACGCAGTACGTCAACGGCGGTCAGACCGGGATCGACAACCGGCGCGACCGCTACAACAGCGCCCTCGCTATGGGCGCTGACCTACTCAAACTCACAGACGGAGGCGATGACTTCATGGGTGCACTGACCGCGGCCGAGCAGCGCGAAATGCTCGACCTGCTGCGCTGGCTCGCAGCGCCGAACACGGGGGAGCTTCGCAAGCAGTTCCCGCACCGTTCGATGTACGCGACCGGCCCCGAGCCGGATACCCTTGCGGGCCGCACACTCTCGGCTCACGCATTCGGCTGGGATCAGCGAACCGAAGCCAGCGCGATGCGCGGCGACGCGACCGCAATCAGTCTGATCCGGCAGGCGGCGGCCGGAACACTCTGGGGCGTTCGGCAGACCGCCGACGGCAAGCCCGACCCGTACCTCGTCGAGGTCGCCAAGAAGATGCTCGCCAAGCTGGCTGAGGCGGGCGTGATCGACGGCGGCAAGCCGAGCACCCCGTCGACGCCGAGCACCCCGTCGATTCCGGCGGGCAAGGTGTCGTGCCAGATCGGCCCCGGCGCTTGCGTTCTCGTCGCCAACGGCGGCGACGGATCGTGCGCCCTGACGGGTCCGACGTGCGTTCTCAAGAAGGGGGCGCTGTGAGCAAGCCAATGCTGCTGACCGGGCAGGGTACCGGCGTCGACATGTGGACCGGGTACCCGGCCGACCTCGCGCGGCGGCTCTCGGGTCTGTACTACCACCAGCCGATCGGCAAGTACCCGGCCCGCGTGTGGCCGATGGGTAGCTCAGTGCAGATCGGCGTCGACGAGGGCGTCGACCTGGTGCTCAAGGCCGAGGCGGGGCCGTCGCGTGACGTGCCCGACGGGTACGCGCTGTGCGGGTATTCGCAAGGGGCGTGGCTCGTTTCGCTGCTGCTGCAGGAGTTCCGCACCGGCCGACTCAAGCACCTGCTGCACAAGCTGATGGCGGGCGCGACGTTCGGCAACCCGATGCGAGCCCTCGACGACCAGGGCGGCCGGGGGATCAGCGACAAGCTGATTGTCGGCACGCCCGACTTCTGGGTCGACGAGTTCGACCTCGGCGACATTTACGCCAACGTCCCGAACAACGCCGTAGGCGCCGACATGACGGCGATTTTCAAGCTGGTGAGGCTGTCCAGCATTACCGACGTGTTCGACATCGTGCAGAAGGTGCTCGGCATCCTGCAGTCGCCGCTGCAGCACTTCCCGGCAGCGGTCGAGGCGATCGTGCGGGGGCTGGTGTTCCTGGGCCGCAAGCCTGCGACGGCGCCGCACATCGAGTACCACCTGCGCGAGCGCACGCCGGGCGTGACCTACTTCGAGCACGCCGTCGCGCACATGCGCGCACGGGCGGCGTGAGGGGGCGGGAATGAAGCATTTCGCTGAGAACATTCTCGCCATGTTGGGCAAATTCTGGGCGTCTGTGCAGCTATTCGCTGCGGAGCGGCTCGGCATCCGCACGTGGGAGGATCTGCGCCTGCAGGTTCACGTGCTGTCGCCGTACGCCGTAACCGCAATGGTCACCTGGAATATCGCCAGCGAGGATCACGCGAAGTTGATCATCGGCCTGGTGCTCGCCATCGCCAGCCCGGCGCTCGCATTCTTCAACACCCGCGACGGCTTCCGGCGCTGGGTGTACGGACTGCTGCCCGCGGCGCAGGCGTTCATCGTCGGGTTTGGCTGGGCGACTGACAGCACGCTGACCCCGCTCATGGCGGCGATCGTGGCTCTGCTCGGCGGCGCTCTGGCGGCGACGAACACCCGCACGTCGAGCGACCCGGCCGGTGCCGACAAGGCCCCCGCAGGCAAGCACGCCGAGGCGACGACGTGAGCGGCGGCGAATCGACCCTAAGCACGATCGAGCTTGTCGGGCTGCTCGCCGGGTCTAACGTCCTGTCGGTTTTCTGCGGCGGGCTGCTGGCGAAGCGCAAAGACACGTTCGCCGTGTTCACCGACGCATACGAGGCCCTGGCGGTGCGCGTCACGACGCTTGAGCAGAAGCTCGAAAGCGTCGAGGCGGCGCTCGGCGTCGAGCGCACGCAGCACGACCACACCAAGCACCTGCTGCGGATCGCCGTCGAGCACATTCGCGCTGTGATCGCCTGGGGGGTAACGGATCGCACCGCGGATCTGCCGGTGCCCCCGGCCGCGCTGATGGTGCAGGCGTGAGCCTGGCCGACCGGCTCGGCGACCCGCAACCTGCGCCGTCAACTGAGTGCGTCGTGTGCCGCTGGCTCGACGCAGCCAGCACCGGCGACCGTGTGACGTTCGACCGTTGGATCGCCGAGGGCGGCTCGCTCTCGGCGCTCTGGCGGTCCTGCGCAACCGATCCCACCAACCCGTTGACGATCAAGCGGCCTCGTTTCAGCGAGCTGGTTAACGACCATCACCGAGGGGGCGCACGTGTCTCTGTCTGATCGACTCAACACACCGGCGGCGGCCGACGTTCCGTACCGGCCGTCGGTCGAGTTCGACAACCGCGGCGCCGTCGTCGAGACGGGCCAGATCGAGGCCGAGCCCGGCCAGCCGATCGAGTACGCCGACATTCTGCGCAGCGTCGGGAAAGATCCCGAGAAGTGGCGCCTCGTCGAGGTGCTGCGCGAGTCACACTGGCAGACGTACGACGAGCGGTGGCTCGCCGCGTACCGGCTGCGGTGCGAGCCCGTCGACGTCGACACGACGACCGGACTTGAGGCACTGATCGCCAACGCCCGCAAGGTGCCGACGATCGAGCCCGCGACCGCGGCGCCGTACTGGTACGTGTTTCAGGCGTCCGACCTGCAGCTTGGCAAAAGGTCACGTGACGGATCGACCGAGCAGATTGTCGAGCGGTTCGTCGAGTCGCTCGACGCGGCCCGGCGGCAGTACGAGGCCCTCGCCCCGCTCGGCATCGCAGGCGTTCAAATCTCCATGCCCGGCGACTGTTTGGAGGGCGTCGTCTCGCAGGGCGGCAAAAACTCGTGGCTCACGCAGGAGACGATCACCGAGCAGTACCGGCTGCTGCGGCGGCTGATGCTTGAGGCCGTCGACACGTTCCGCGCGGCCCCCGAGGTGAAGCTCGACGTCGTGGGCGGCAATCACGACGACGCCAACCGCGCGTGGAACACCAAGCCCGGCGACAACTGGGCGACCGAGGCAGCCATCGCCGTGCGCGACGCCCTGGTGCTCAACGCCGAGGCGTACGGGCACGTCGAGGTGCGGGTGCCTGAGTCGTGGTCGGGCAGCATGACGGTGCCCGTCGGCGACAGCGTGGTAACCGTCGTGCACGGGCACCAGTGGCGCAAGGGCGCCGCGCTGAACTGGCTTGCGCAGCAGGCGGTGCACAACCAACCGGCCGGGGCTGCGCAAGTGCTGCAGCACGGACACTTTCACGTCGGGGCCGTCGAGATGCACGGCAGCAAGACGATCGTGTGCTCGCCGACCCTCGACTGTGGCAGCGATTGGTACCGCGAGCGGCAGGGCGGCGAGTCCCGCCGAGGTGCGTTCACGTATCTGCTGCGCGGCGGCGAGGTTTCCAACCTGGGGGTGCTGTGATGCGGTGCGCAGATCGGGCCTGGCTGGCGCTCGGCGCCGGTGTCGTCGCCTACGAGGTGGCTGCGCCGCGGGGCGAACTGCTCAGCGAGGGCGTCGACCGATACCTGACCCGGCGTAAGTGGACGACGCGCGTCGTCGTCGTCGGCCTGGCGGCGCACCTGCTCAACCTGATTCCGCAGCGGTTCGATCCGCTCACCAGGCTGGCGCAGGCGACCCGCGGCAGCTAAGGCCGGCGCCGCACTCGAGCACCCCCTGCCACCTGCAACGATCCTCCGAAACGCCGTTTTCCGGCAAACATGTCTGCGCCCCTCGTCGATCCGTCGGCGGGGGGCGTTTTCGTGTCTCTGTTGACGGTGCAACAGGCACCCCGTACTGTTGACGGTGCAACACCCCGATTGGATAGGAGCCAACAGGATGAGCACGCCCACAATGACCGTTCGACAGCTATCCGAGCAGGAGGTCGCGCAGATGGCGCGAGGTCTACCAGTGAACGTCGGCGGCCGTCGCCGCACGATCCCAGCAATGAACGTGCCGCGGTACGAGAACATGGTCGAGCAGATCGAGGCCCTGTACCCCGGCCCCGAGCGTGCCCATGAGCGCACTGCCGCGATCGAGACGGCGGCGCTGTACCTCGTCGAGGACGCGACCGCCGACAGCGTGGGCGCCGCGTATCACGAAGCCCGCGAGCAGTGGGAGGCCGCGATGGCTGCCACGAAGGCGTTCGTGCTGCTCGCCGTCGAGGACGACGCCAGCGAGGCGGGCCTCGCGCGTGGGCTCGGCATCGACCGGCTGACGGTGCGCAAGTACCGCGGCAAGCAGGACCGGGCGAAGTGAGCGCCCCCGTCGGTTCCGAGGTCTGGATTCTCGACGTGTCGATTAGCGGGCCTGAGCCGGGCGACTGGTGGGGCTGGCGCTCGACGCACGCGACCAAGCAGGGCGCCGAGTCGACGCTGCTCGACCGGCTGCACGATCAGCAGGTCGACATGTCCGAGGATCTCGACGAGATTGCCAAGAACGAGCAGCCCGACGGCAGCATTGCCGCCGATTTCGTCGTGTACGGCGAGCGGCCGTGCAAGGTCGGGTACGGCGTGCAGCGGGACGTGGTAGCGCCGTGAGCGCCAGATCCGAGGTGCTGCCGCGGTTCACGATCGACGTCGGCGAGCTTGTCGCTGAGGCCCGCGCTGCTGCGGCGGCCGAGCGTCTGCGCCTGGACGCCGAGCAGCACACCGTGTCGGCGCCGTGCCCGCGGCAAGCTGGCGGCTGCGGCGCTGCGCGTGGCGAGCGTTGCGCCCGAGGCTGCAGGCGGGCCGCCGCGTGAACGCCTGACCCTGCGAAACGAGTAGCGCCCCCGGCCGTTTGGTCGGGGGCGTTTTCGTGTGTTGAGGTTTCAACACTCCGCACCTGCATGAGTTGTTGACGGTTCAACACGTGTGATATGTTGATGGCTCAACACGGGATAGGAGCCCACGACATGCAAGAGCACTTTTACCTCGGAACGCATGAGCCCTCTTGGCTGCGCACTGCGGGCGTGCCGCTGTTCGTGTCGCACCGGCGGCTGTCGCGGCTGCGCACGGGCCTGCCCGTCGCCGCTGAGAAGTGGGCGCTCGATTCCGGCGGGTTCTCCGAACTGAGCATGTTCGGCGAGTGGCGCACGACGCCCGCCGAGTACGTCGCCGCAGTGAAGCGGTACGACGAGCAGATCGGCAAGCTGGAATGGGCTGCGCCGATGGATTGGATGTGCGAGCCCGACATGATCGCCCGCACCGGCCTGAGCGTCGTCGAGCACCAGCGCCGCACCGTGGCGAACTACGTCGATCTGCGCGCCCGCTGGGCCGACGTGAGCGACTCTGAGGTGCCTTTCATGCCGGTGCTGCAGGGTTACGCCGTCGCCGATTACCTGGCCTGCTGGGACATGTACGACGCCGCGGGTGTCGACCTCGGCGCCGTCCCGCTGGTCGGCGTTGGCAGCGTGTGCCGTCGCCAGCACACCGACGAGATTCGCGGCGTGTTTGAGGCCGTGCTCGACCGCGATCCCGGCCTGCCGGTTCACGGGTTCGGCGTCAAGACGCTGGGGCTGCGCGTGTACGGCGATCTGCTGACGACGGCCGACTCGATGGGCTGGTCGTACAACGCCCGCAAGAATGCGCCGCTGCCGGGCTGCTCGCACAAGTCGTGCAGCAATTGCCTGCTGTGGGCTCTGCGGTGGCGCGATCGGATCGTGCCGAAGCTGGCTGCGCTGGGCGCCCCCGATACGGTGCTGACCCGCTGGGCCGCCGCGCTGCTCGACGACGACCAGGTGCTCGACGACGGCGGCGAGCTTGCGCTGTTCGACCTCGACGTCGCCTGACAGCCAGCTCTACGAACGCCCCCGGTGGATACCCGCCGGGGGCGTTTCCGTGTGCCTGGTGGACTCACGGCGCCCGGCCGGTGGACTCACGGCTAGCGGTCGTCGAGCGCCCGGCTGCGGCACCCGTCGGCACGCGGCGGCGTGTACGTGGTGTCGCCACATGTCTTGCACCAGTGGGTGCGGTGCATGGTCCCGCACTCGCAGTGCTGCACGCCTACCAGGGCGTTTCGGGCGAGCCGATGCCCGTTCGCGCACGTCGGCGGCGGCTGTTCCTGCCAGCCGCGGGGCGTTCGCTTGAGCCCGTGTGAGTCCACCCGTGAGTCCACCTCGACGCAAAAATACCCTCTGACCTGTGCCCCCACCAGGGCTCGAACCTGGGACCTGCGGATTAAAAGTCGGCGGGTATCGACGGGTCGACCTGGGGAAACGTGCAGATCAGCAGGTGCTGAGTAAGACTGACGACCTGTGACTACTCACCTGTTGAGTCCACGTCGTGAGTCCACGTGAGTCCACTAGGCTGGCTGTCGCAACCGAGGGATAGGAGGCCCGAGAGTGACAGCAGCCAAGGGTAAGGGGAAGGCGCCCCGCCGGTCGTCTGGCGACGGCGGCCTGCGTTGGGAGGAAGCGCGCGGCGTGTGGGTCGGCCGGGTGAGTTACCGCGACGCCGAGGGCAACCGAAAGCAGCGCAAGGTGTACGCGAAGGATCGCGCCGAGGCCGCCGAGAAGCTGCGCGCCGCGCAGGCCGACGTCGCCAAGCGCGCACCGGCGCAGCGCGGCCCGAGCATGACGCTGGCGGCGTACCTCGATCACTGGCTTGAGAACGTGCACGGCGACCACGTGCGGCAGAAAACGTACCGGCACTATGAGGGCGCCATCCGGCTGTACATCAAGCCGCAGATCGGGCACAAGCGTCTCGATCGGCTCACGGGCGACGACGTGCGCACCATGCTGCGCAAGGTTGCGCAGGGCTCGTCGCGCAATGCGCAGAAGGCGCACCAGGCGCTCAAAACGGCGCTTAAGGATGCGGTGCCCGACTACCTCGACCGCAACCCGTGTGAGGGCGTCAAGAAGCCCCCGCACCTCGCCGCGGAGGTCGAGGGGTTCCCGCTCGCAATCGCGCAGCGCATCCTGAGCACGGCCGAGCAGATCGACGCGGCGGCCGACGACCGCGCGGCGCTGCTGGCGGCCCGCTGGCAGGCGGCGTTTCTGACCGGCGCCCGTGAGGGTGAGCTTCTGGGCCTGACCTGGGATCGCGTCGACTACGCCAACGCACGCCTCGTCGTGCCGTGGCAGTTGCAGCGTTTGACGCAGGCGCATGGCTGCGGCGACCGGACGCGCGACGAGGGCGGCGAGCTGGCTGCTTGGCCGTGCGGAAAGGTGCGCCCCGGTTGGTGCCCTGAGCGTCGGTGGGATCTGCCGCCGGGCACCGAGCACACAGTGCTGCACCGCTCGCTCGTTTTGACGCGCCCCAAGACCAAGGCGGGTGTGCGCGTGCTGCCGATGATTGCACCGCTTGCCGCACGGCTGCGCACACACCAGGCCGCAACTGCGCACCTGCCCAACCCGCACAACCTGGTGTGGCATCACGCCGACGGCCGACCGATCGACCCCGAGAGCGACCGTGAGGCGTGGCACGCACTAATGGCGGCGGCCGAGGTGCCCGTCGTCGAGGGTGAGAACAACGGGCTGCACCGCGCCCGGCACACGACGGCAACGCTGCTGCTGCATCACGGCGTCGACCGGCACGTGATCGCCGCCGCGATCGGGCACAGCAAGGCGTCGACGACCGAGCTTTACCAGCACGTCGACCTCGACCTCGCCCGGCAGGCGTTCGACCACCTCGGCGCCCTGGTCGTCAACGACGAGCCCGCGGCGGCCCCTGACGGCCCGCTCGCCGACGTTGTGCAGCTTCGACCGCGACGGCGGCGCTGAGGTGCGCAAATTGTCGGCCTCGCAGGATATTCTCAGCAGCGTGAGCGCAGAGGTCGACAGCGAGCCGGTCGAGGTCAACATCGAGGGATGGCGCAGTGCTGGAAGGCATTACGCCAAGCTGGCGCAGGAGTTGTTTCTCGACCTCGACGACGACGAGGGCGACGACGAGCACGCGCGGCGCATGATCGACGTCACGGCCCTGTCGACGTTGGCGACGATGTACTTTGCGCTGGCGAGCGACGCCGACAGGTTCGGCAAGCTGCCACCCGAGGCCAAGCCCGACTAGACCGTGCAGCAGAACAGCCCCCGGCGATCCCGCCGGGGGCTGTTTGCTGTCTTGGGGTGTTAGTGCTGGTCAGCGGAATAATCGGGCGCCTTGCCGGCGTTAGCTGACCGGCTCGGGCGGCTGGTCGTCGAGGACGCGGCCGAGCCGGTCGCGGTGCGACTGCAGGGTGTCGGCCCGGCGCTCGCGCCGCGAGGTGCGGGTGCGCGACAGCAGGCCCCGGTACACCTCCATTTTGCCGAGCCACGACACAGAGGCGCCTGCGGCGACGACGGCGAGGATTACGAGCCGCAGCACGATCGGCACCTGCTGCAGGTGGGCGAACGGCGCGCAGTAGCTCACGACGCGGATCACGACGGCGAGCACGATCAGCCAGCTTGCGGCCTCGTACAGCTTGGCGACGCGGTGCGGCCCGGTGCCTGTCGCGCGCACGACGCGCAGTATGCGGATGAGCAGCAGCGTGAGGTACATCAGGCTGCCGTACCAGAGGACGCGATAACCCTGCAGCCAGTCGCTCGCCGGAATGACGGCGACGTCGAGCGAGGGCAGTTCGTGCATGGCCTCGCTCATGTACATGGCGCTGATCATCAGCGGCACTATGAGGGTGATCGGCCAGCGCACCAGGGCGTCGAATATTTCGGTTCGCTCGTCACTCTCGGCGAGCCGGTACAACGCCTGATAGAGCAGGCAGATAACGCCGCCGAGCCAGAGCAGGTGCCCGGCGAAGCTGTCGAGGTAGCCCCACCCGGTCACGTGCCACAGCAACTCGCCGACGCGGCACTCGACTGCCATCAGCCAGGTGCCGAGGCCGAAGAACAGAACTGCGAGGGTTGCAGGCAATTCGCCGGGTACGCGCCAGGTGTGCCTGCGGATAGAGAGAACGACTGCCGAGAGCCCCCCGGCAAACAGTGTGACAATCACAGAGGCGACTGTACGACCATTCCCAGTTTTGGGACAACTCGGTAAGTCACGAAATGGTCACAGACCCGAGACGCCGTGACGCACGGCAAGCTCGGACACCTTGCGGCGGCCCCGGCGTGGCCGGTCTGCTGGTGGGTCGGGCTCGGGGCTCGGGGCCTCGCCGCGCGCCTGGTCGGCGTAGTCGAAAACGGCCTGCTCGTCGATCAGGCCGAAGCGTACGAGTAGGTCAATCTCGTTGATTTGCAGGTTGTTTGCGGCGCGCACCAGGTTGTCGCAACTGATTAGGCGCCCTTCCTCAAGCTGCAGGTAGTACCTCGATCTGCTCATCTGCAGCGCCTCTAATATCTCGCGCAGCTTGAGCGGTCTGCCGACCAAATAGCCGAGCACCGCCGATAGCGATTTGTTGCTGTCGTCCATGTCGCCCCGAGCCCTTCGTCGTCCATCCCCGTGTACACATTGTCCTAGTTTGTGAACTTTAGTCCTATTTACCGGACTCCGCAAACAATTCGCGTCCCAAGATCATGCGGTTTGCGCTGGGGGTTTGGACGATACAGCCGACTTGTGGCATCAATCACTGCCTGTCGGCCATTCAGACGCGACACGCGCGCCACACGCGCAACAGTCCAGAAACCTGAACTGTTGTGTACTGTTCCCAAACGTGACCCCCAACAAACACTCACTGCGGTGGAGGCCGGAAAACGTCGCCAAGATCCTTGGCGACAACGGAATCCGCGACCGCAACCAACTCTCCGCAACGATTCGCGTAGGCCGCTCGACGGTCTATCAGGCGTTTGACGCCGACTGGTCAGGCAGCGCGACGCATTCGGTTCTGGCGGCAATCGCCGGGGCGTTCGACGTCTCGATCGCCGACCTTGCCGAGGCCGCCGCGTGAAGGCCGCCGAGGTCGTCGTCGAGGTCGAACCGCTGTTCGTCAACCGCGACGATGCGGCCCGCATCTTGTGCATTTCACCGGCCGAGGTCGACCGGCTGCGCGCCGGTTCCAAGCTCGTCGCTCGCAAGTACGGCCGCCGCGTGCTGTTCCCGATCGCCGAACTGCGCCGGTTCGCGCAGTCACTTCCCGCCGACCAGCTAGGAGCCTGACCTATGTCACTTGCACGCCATATCGCAGCCGAGGCCCGGCTGCGCGGCGAACTGAACGACGCACTGCGCGAGCGTGATTCGGCCCGAACTGAGCGCGACGCCGCACGCCTGGTCGTGTCCGCGCAGGCCGACCAGATCACGGCGCAGAACGGGCGCATTGCGTACCTCGACGACGAGCGCAGCCAGATCGACGCTGCGCACCGCGTGGCCCTGGCCGACCTCGCCGAAGCGCACCGCGAGCTTGTCGAACTGCGGGCCGTCGACGACGAGGCGATGGGCGTCGAGGCCGTGACGCTGCACGCCGAGCCCGACATGGATCGCGCGGGGTGACCCCCGAAACGACACAACCCCCGCTAGGGGCGGGGGCTGGCCAGCAAAACCAAGGGATAGGAGCCACTTGTTATGCCATGCAGGATTCTACGTCATCTCAGTTTGATTCAGCCCGACATGCCGACCATTGCGCAGCAGGTCGAGAAGCTGGTCGGCAAGCAGATCGACTCGGTTATCAACGACCCCGACGCAGGGGTGCCGGTCGTCCTGTACGGCCTGGCATGGGAGACGGCCCTCACGGTCGAGCACCTCGTCGAGCTATTCGTCGCCCGGCCGATCGTCGGCCTGCTCGCGCGGGCGGTGGCGTGATGAGCCCCGCACCGTACTGCCTGCCGTGCAACGCCCACCATGAGGGCGCCTGCCCGCCGGGGGAGAAGCTCGGCGCGATCCTCGGGTGGTTCCTGCTGCTCGTCGCGTCCGTGATCATGGGCGTTGCGTTCGCCGGTCTGTCGGTCGGGGTGTGGTCGCTGTGAGCTTCTGCATCGCCTACGGCGCACGCCCGGCCCCGGCCCGGCTGATCACCCTCGACCACGACGAGTTGCGTGCTGCGGCTGAGGCTTTCGACGCCTACAAGGCCGAGGGCGTAACGACTCTCTCCGCGGTGGCCCGCGCTATGCGAACGGTCAACATCATGCGGACGCCCGCACCGGCGGCCGATTGCATCGACTGCCAGCGTGGCGACAACACCTGCCCTGGACACCTCCCGGCACGGCAGGCGGTGCGGGCGTGAGGGCTGCACAGATCGACGAGGCCGAGGCCGCCGCGCGGCTCGGGATCACCCGCAATGCGCTGCGGTGGCGGCGCCGCAGCGGCACGGCACCGAAGCATCGGCTCGTCGGCCGCAAAATCATGTACGACGCTGCGGCACTTGGCGAGTACGTGACGGCGGTCGACAACACGCACGTGCTCGACATGTTCACGCCGCGGGTCGGCGAGACGGCGACGAGTGCCGACGTGTGCCGGTTGTTGCGGATCGACCACGGCGACGTGCTGCGCAACATTCTCGATCGTCACGGTGACGAATTGGCTGCAGACGGCTGGGATCGCGTTGCAGGCACGTTCACCCGCCGGGCGATCATCCGCGTGGCGCTGCTGGTCCGGTCGTCGACGTCGCCGCGTGCGGCGCGAATTGCCAAGGCCGCCAAGGCTGGCAGCAAGGTGATCAGTTTCGACCACGGCCCGCGGGCGCAGCAGTGCACCCACATTTTCGATCGGGCGCTGCTGCTCGCCGAGCAGATCCGCGACGACGACCCCGGCGAGGTGTGGGCGGCGCTGAACAAGCTCGACCGGCACGTGCTGCAGGGCGTCGCCGTCGCCCTGGCGGCGCTCGCCGACGTCGACGCCGCGGGCGTGACGAAGTGGCTGCGGTCGCTGGCGCCTGGCGGTGCCGTCGAGGGGCTGCAGCGATTGGTGCCGACCCGAGAGACGACCGACGGCGTGCCGCTGTCAGTGCTCGACCAGATCGCGGCCGACGACGAGGCCGACCAGACCGACGAAAGCGAGGCCGACAAGTGAACGCCCTTACCCTGCCCGAGGATTGGGAGGCCGACGCGCTGTGCGCGCAGGTCGACCCTGAACTGTTCTTTCCCGGCAAGGGGCAGAGCACGGCCGAGGCTAAGCGGATCTGCGCGCAGTGCCCGGTGCTCGACCAGTGCCGCGAGCGTGCCCTCAGCTTCGACGGTGAGGTGTTCGGGATCTGGGGCGGCACGACGGGCGCCGACCGCAAGCTGATCAAGCGGCTGGCACGCGAGGGGGCCGCCGCGTGAGCGTCCCAATGTGCCAGGCGTGCAGGGCGTTCCCGGCGCACGTGTTCGACCCCGACGGTTCGATGCGCTGCGGTGGCTGCGCGTACCTCGACCTGCCGACAGCCAGCTCTGCGACTGAGGCGGGCGACCCCGAGGTGTGGGCCGAGGCGATGAGCGAGAGCAGGCGCAACGTCGCCAACTTGCTTGAGTTCATTCAGTCGACGCCGGTCACGTTCGCGCCCAAGCGGGCCGACAGCCTCGACGACGCCGACCGGGCGTACATCTGGGGCGACGCCGAGGGCGTGCATTGGGGCTGGGTCGAGCACAACGGCTGGTGCGCCTGGGGCTCGTCGCCGGTCGTGCCGTGGGGCCGTCCCGCGGTGGGGCCGTTCACGGCGCTGTACCTGCGGCCCGTCGGCGAGTTCGCGCCCGGCGGTTTCGTCAGCAACCCGGCCGGCGAGGCCCTGAGCTGCGACGATGCCGAAGCTAGCAACGTCGTGCCGATCCCGCTGCGCTCGATCAAGTACAACGCGGTCGAGGTGTTCGACGTCGAGCCCGCGGCCGTCGTCGACGACCAGGCCGACGACGCCGACGGCGACATGGTGAACCACCCGGCGCACTACACGCAAGGCCCGCCGTGCAAGGGCTGCGGCCGTCCGATCGAGTGCCTGGACGTCACCGAGGGCATGGGGTTCTGCCTCGGCAACACGGTCAAGTACGTGTGGCGCTGCGACCTCAAGCACGACGCGATCGAGGATCTGCGCAAGGCCCGCGTGTACCTCGACCGCGAAATCGCAAGGCGTGAGCAGCAATCCGCTGCGAACGAAATCAAGGGATAGGAGCACACAACATGCACGCATTCATCAAGGCCGCCGCGGTGGCCGCTGCCGGGGCCGTTCTGCTGTCGGGCTGCGCGACCGACGCCGACGTCGTTTCGCAGAACCTCAGCAAGTCGGCCGATCAGTTCGAGGTCGAGCGTCGCGTCGTGTTCCTCAACGGCATTACCGACAAGTACCTGCTGTCGGTCGAGGGTCGCTGCTCGATCAAGGACGAGAACAACCAACTGGCCGTGACGTGCAAGGTCGGCGAAAACGATTACAAGAAGCACTTTCTCGGGCTGTCCGACAACGTGACGTACTTCGCCGAGCAGCTACAGGGCGTCGAGGCGAACAAGTACCACTATCGCGTCATCTTCCGGCCCGAGGTGATCGTGCCCGACGTCGACCGGCCCTGACCCAACCAACGAGATAGGAGCAATAGCAACGTGATCGGACTCAAGAAGGCCGCCGCGGGCGTCGTCGCCGGGGCTGTCGCTGCGGGCGTGCTGTCGGGCTGCTCGTCGCTAAATCAGGAGTGGCACAACGGGTGCAAGGTGACCGGCAAGGACACCCTGTACAGCACGACCGATGGCACCTCGTCGCGCGAGTACCGGCTGTCGACGTCCTGCGGGCCGTTCGTCGTCGAGGACACCCTCGCCGGGGGGTTCAATTCGTGGGACACCTGGCAGGCGTTGGAGGTCGACAAGACGTACGACATTCGCAGCGGCGGGTTCCGCGTCGGGTTCCTGTCGTCGTTCCCGTCGGTTCTGGAAGTCAAGCCAGCCGCGTGACTGACAGCAAACGCCCCTGGTGGGCTGACCGCGAGGTCGTCGAGACGTGGGTCGAGCAGCGCCAGTTTGAGGCAACGCTCGCCTACCTCGACGGCCTCGCCGTCGCGGTCGAGCACCGGATCGCTTACGGCGTCGACGATTCCGCGGCGGCTGCCAAGCACGCCCTCGACCGGCTCGACGCGCAGCACGACGGCGACCGGCTGCTGATCGGCCGTATGCCGCTCGACGACTCGATCGAGATTGTGCTGTCGCTCGGCGTCGACGGCACGAACTGCCGCATGGCGAAGGTCGAGCGCACGGAGCCCGAGCCGCTGCCGTTTCAGCGCGACGACCCGGCGCACTTCATGGTGTGCGCGTGCTCGCACGTCTACACCGATCACAGCGACGTGGGCTGCAGTCATTGCCCTGAGTGCTGCAGGTTTCGGTATTCGCACGACGACGACGAAAGGGTAAGCAATGCCTGACATTTCAGAGGTGAAGGGGCACGTCGACCTGCTCGCGCACGCGCGCAGCGAAAAGGCCAAGTGGGCCGAAATCGAGAAGGCCGCTAAGGCGGCGATCGAGGAAGCTCTCGGCGCCGACGACGAGGGCACGATCGGCGGGCAGGTTGTGGTGCGCCGCAAGGAAATCAAGTCAAACAAGCTCGATCAGGGGTTGCTCAAGCGGATGCACCCCGAGGTCGCTGCCGAGTGCACGGCGGCGTCTGTGAGCTATCGCGTCGATCTGGTCGACACGGACAAGGGATAGGAGCCCCAACATGGCAAGGCAATTGATCGTCGTCGACTGCGAGACGACCGGACTGCACGACGACGCGGCGATCGTCGAGGTGGCGGCCGTCAACGTCGACACCGGCGCGTCGCTGCGGTTCGTGCCGCACGTGACGTGCGAGCAGTTCGGCGACGCGCAGCCCGTCGCAATGGAAATCAACCGCTACTTTGAGCGGGGCCTGTGGCGCGAAATGCTCACCAGCGAGCAGACCGCCGTCGCGTGGTCGGAACTGCAGGACATGCTGCGCGGCAACACGTTCGCCGGGTCTAACCCGACGTTCGACTCGACGCTGATCGCCCGCCAGCTTGCCGGGGGAATCTTCCCGCTGCCGGTCGGCAAGGTGTGGCATCACCGGCTCGCCGACCTGGCGGCGTACGCCGCGGGCAAGCTCGACGTCGACCCGACGGCGCTGCAGGGCCTCGACGACGTGGCCGAGCGCCTGGGCGTGCCGGTCGTCGACCGTCACAGCGCGATGGCCGACGCGGCGGCGACGGCGTTCTGCTTCGACCTGCTGCGCAACACGAAGGCGGCGGCGCTGTGAGCAATTGGGCGCACGTGGGCAACGTGCTGGTGCCAGCGAGCCGGGGCTCGATCGGCAAGCCGCGCGTCGCGGTCGTCGAGGACGTCGAGGTGCAGGTCGGCGTGCGAGCAGACCTCGGCGAGGTCGTCGTGCAGGTCGACGGCAACACCAAGGGCATTCTGCCGTCGCTGCAGCCCGACCAGGCCGCCGCGCTGGCAACGCTGCTGACGCGGGCCTCGGGAGCGGCAAGCGAGCTGGCTGCGGCCTACAAGGCGTATCAGGACGCGCTGCAGACGGCCGAGGATCGGCTCGCCGAGGCGATGGGGCAGCAGGTGATCGGATGAGCGGCAACGCAGGGTTTTTCGGGCTGACCGACGACGCCCCCGAGCGCGACCGGCCGCCGACGACAGAGCAGGAGTTCAACGCTGCGCTGCTCGGCGACCTCAAAGGCGTGTTCAAGCGCGCATGGTCGACGCACGCCCGGTCGCAGCAGCGCGCCCTCGGTCCGTCCGAGGTCGGGCACCCGTGCACGCGGCGGCTCGTCACGGCGACGCTTGAGTACCCGCGGATCAATCCCGAGGGCGATCCGCTGCCCGCGTGGCTCGGCACGGCCGGGCACACCAAGTACGAGGATGCGATCGAGCTCGATAACCAACGGATCATCGACGAGTGGCTCAAGGACCGCGAGCAGCGGTGCACGGTGCTGCGCCAGGTGGCCGACGACCCGCAGTACGTCGGCCGGTGGTTCTCCGAGCGTCGGGTGCAGGTGAGCGGCGGCCTGGCGGGTACGTGCGACCTCTACGACACGTGGACCGATACCGTCATCGACCTGAAATTTCCTGGTGCGACGGCGTTCTCGACGTACAAGAAACAGGGGCCGTCGCCCGAGTACAAGGTGCAGGCGCATTGCTACGGCCGCGGGTACCGAAACGAGGGGTTCCCGGTCAAGCGGGTGGCTATCTGGTTCATCCCGCGCGGCGGCACGCTGTCGGCGTCGTTCGTGTGGTCTGAGGCGTTCGACGGCGCAGTGGTCGACGAGACGGTCGAGCGGCTGCAGAACATCGCCCTGGTGCTCAACGACCTAGATATCGAGGCGCACCCCGAGCGCCTCGCTCTGGTGCCCAAGACGCCGCACAACTGCATGTTCTGCCCGTTCTTTGTCACCAAGCCCGACGAGCGGCCGTGGGCCTGCGAGGGCGGCGCCAAGTGAGCCACTACATGCGCACGATCGAGCCGGGCTGCAAGTGCCATTACACCGAGGCCCGCGACCCGGCCGAGCCGCAGCTTGGCACGTGGCTGGACGCGGAGCCAAACCCGCAGTGCCGGGTGCACTTCCCGGCGTTGTGGCGTATCCGGCGACTCGTCGAGGGCGAGGTCGTCGTCGGGTGGGTCGTCGAGCAGCGGGTGCAGTTCCACGGGATGCCCGAGGCCGAGTACGTCGTCGTCGACTACTTCCCGAGCGGCGTCGCGGCGATCGAGGCGTTTGCCAGTTTCGGCGTTCTGGCCGTCTGAGCTGCGACAACACATTTTGGCCGGCGTTAGCTGCCGGTTTTCACAACTAGGGACAGGAGCCCCGCATGACAAACCCGACCGTGACCGGCATCGACCTGGTGCTCAAGCTCGGCGCGATCGGCGCCCCGGTGTCGCCGAAAGACGTCACGCTTGAAATGTGGCGGCAGCAGCTTGCCGTCGCCGAGGCATCCGAGCGTGTCAACGGCCGACAGATCCGGCTGCTGCACGCGCAGCGCGACGTGATCGACAGCCAGCTCGCTGAGGTGACCCGCAAGCAGGACGACGCAACCCGGCAGGTGCTCGACGCCGAGCGCGCCATTCGTGACCTGACGGCGCCGATCGTCGTCGACAAGCTCGACCCGACGGACGCCGAGCACCGCGCACGGGCCTGGCGTGGGCAGGCTGGCGAAATCTGGCAGTGGTACGACGGCGAGCACGAAGGCCCGGCGTTTCTGTGGACGTACGAGCACCCGGCGTCGGGCGTACGCCCCGCTGGCGGCGAGGTCGGCGGCCCGTTCACCGAGGTGCCATCGTGAGCGCCCGGTCGACGTTCACGGCCCGCTATCACGGCCGTTGCGGCGGCTGCCCGAGCGGCGTTCGACCAGGCGACGAGGTGGCGTATATGAGCGATGGCGCCCTTATACATGTTGATTGCGAGGACAACTCGCAAGAGACGACCGGCGCCCGACGGCACCCCGTGTGCGGCACGTGCTGGCTTGAGCACCCGAAAGGCGAGTGCGACTGATGGCTCGGCACTACTGCACGGGTGACAACTGCTTTCACTGTGTGCGCCGCATCGAGCAGGCCGAGTACGAGCGAGACGTGTACGGCGACGACGAGTACCCCGACTACTACGACGGGACATAAGCCCCCGCTGCGCCAGGCGGGCCGAGAGGGAAACGGGCGCAAGGCAATACAGGAAAACAACTGAATACAGGAGAACAGAGCACATGAGCAACGATTCGTACGGTTTCCTCGGCGGCGGCGGCCCGGCATCGGCCAAGTTCAAGGCGCACGGCGACGTCGTGGGCGGCGTGATCGCCGTCGAGCCCGAGCAGCGGCAGCAGACCGACCTCAACACCAACGAGCCCCTGCTGTGGAAGGACGGCAGCCCGCGGATGCAGTTGGTCGTCACCCTGCAGACCGACCTCATCGACCCCGAGGTCGAGGACGACGACGGGCAGCGTCGCCTGTTCGTCAAGGGCGAGATGCGCAAGGCCGTGCAGAAGGCCGTCATCGCGGCCGGTGCCCGCGGCCTGGACGTCGGCGGCGAACTGAACGTGACGTACGTCGGCGACGGCGAGAAGAAGGGCAACCTCACCCCGCCGAAGCTGTACAGCGCCACGTACAGCAAGCCCGCCAACCCGAACGCGGCGGCCCCCGCTGCGACCTCGGATGCGCTGCCCGACGGCGTGACCCCCGAGGCGTACGAGGCCCTGCAGAAGTTGGGCATGGTCAAGTAACCGACCGAACCTGACAGGCGAGCCGGTGGCGCATGACGTCACCGGCTCGCACTGTCTCTCAACACGTTTCACACCAGGGATAGGAGCCCCGAAACATGCTGACCGTGTACACGACTGGCCCGCAGTGCCACAAGTGCAACCTCACCAAACGGCAGTTCGACAAGGCAGGCGTCGAGTACGTCGAGGTGCGCCTCGACGAGGCCGCCGAGGGCGTCGCGTCGGCGTTCATCGACGCCGGGCACACGACGGCGCCGGTCGTCGTCGACACGCTCACCAACGCAACGTGGTCGGACTTCCGCGGCGACCTGATCAAGGCCGCAATCGAGGCCCGCTGATGCCCCTCGACGCCCGGCTGTTCGATCGCATTGCACTGACGCGCGCCGACGGCCGCTGCGAGTGCGAGGGATCGTGCGGCCGGTCGCACAGGTTCGGGCTGCACACCAGGTGCGCCAACAGCCAGGGGCGGCCGTCGACGCACGGCAGCGACAAGGTGGTGAGCCTGGCGGTTGTGCCGATCAACGGCGACAACCGAAACCTCGCCGACGACAACGTGATTGCGTTCTGCCAAGCGTGCGTGAAGCGACACCGCACCAGGCTGCAGGCCGCCGCAGACAAGGCTGCCGAACGGGCGGCGATCGAGGCGCAGCACAACGGGCTGTTTGCGCTATGAGCCCGAGATACCAGGCCCCACAACTGAATAGAGGTACGAGTGAACGGCCTAACTGACCTGCTCGAAATGCTCGGGTACACCGACGGCGAGCACGTGAGTCTGAACTACCAGCGGCCTGGCGGCCCGTTCTCGTCGACGGTCGTCGAGTACGCCGAGGACAGCGACGCCCTGCAGGGCCTCGCCCGTTCGCTCGGCAATGGCAGCAATCTGTGGTTCGGCGTCAACCCGACGCTGCCCCGGCCGGTCGACGACGAGGGCAAGCAGCGGGGCCGCGGTACGGCCGATGACGTCACCCGGCTGGCCGCGATCTGGTGCGACCTCGACGTCAAGCCCGGCGCGTGCCGCGACCTCGACCACGCGCACCAGGTGATCGACGAGCTAAGCGCGATCCTCGGCGTACGCCCGTCGGCGGTTGTCATGTCGGGCAACGGGTTACAGCCGTATTGGCCGATCGACGACGGGCTGATCGCCGCCGAGGGCGCCGAGGACATGGCCGCCGCGAGTGCTGAACTGCGGGCCGACGCGGCGGCGCTGCTCAAGCGGTGGGGCCGTCTCGCGTGCATCGTCGCCGACGGCCTGGGCGCCAAGATCGACCGCGGCGTGTACGACCTCGCCCGCGTGCTGCGGGTGCCCGGCTCGTACAACATGAAAGACGAGAGCGAGCCGAAGCTCGTCACGATCGACGCCGACACCGGCGCCCCGCTGTCACTTGACGAATTGCGCGACCGGCTCGACGAGCACGGCGTCGCCGAGTACGAAGGCGACCGGCGCACCTCGCACGAAGTGGTGAGCAAGCCCGACACGTGGGACTACGCGCCGAGCACGTGCGAGTATTTCGCGCCGACCCTCAAGGCGTGGGCCGACGAGCCGATCACCGAGCGGCACCCGTGGCTGATGCGAGTCACGGTGCGACTCATGGCGGCGCTGCGCAACGGCTGCCTGTCGGCGGCCGACTTCCCCGCGGCCCGGCGGATGATCGTCGACAGGTTCATGGCTGAGTGCGAGCGCACCGGCCGCGATGTGCCCTCGTTTGAGATCCCAAATGCGTTCGCGTGGGCGGCCGGTCACGTCGCCACCAAAACGGACGGCGAGCTGGCTACTGAGTTCGGCAAGCACCTGCACCTGATCGAGCGGGTGGCCCCGAGGCAGATCGAGCTTGCGCCCGAGCCCGCCGACGACGAGCACCAGGGCGACGAGCCCGCGGCGGCCCCGACGTCGACGACGCCCCCGACGGACGGATCGCTTGCGCCGGTCGTCGATATCAACGCCCGGCGCAACCCGGCACCGGCGGCCGTCACGCTGACCGACACCGGCAACGCCGACCTGCTCGTCGAGGCGTACGGCGCCCGGCTGCGGTACTGCCCCGATACGGGCAAGTGGCTGTCATGGGCGGGCGACCGCTGGCAGCACGGCACCGACCACGGCGAGGCGATCGTCGCCGCGCGCAAGGTGGTCGAGCGTATCCGGCTCGACGACGACAGCCCGCGCGACCTGATCCAGCACCGTATGCGCAGCCTGTCCCGCAAGGGATTGGAGAACATGGTTGCGCTCGCCAAGTGTGAGCCCAAGATGCGGGTACGGCTGGCCGACCTCGACGCGCAGCCGTACGAACTGAACACGCCGAGCGGTGTCGTCAACCTCAAGAGCGGTGCGCTGCAGCCACACTCGCCGGATACCTGGCATACCAAGATCACCGGCGCCGGGTACAACCCTGGTGCGGTGGCACCGGAGTGGCAGCGGTTCCTGTCGGGCACGTTCGGCGATGACGTCGAACTGATTGCCTACGTGCAGCGCCTCGCCGGGCTGGCGGCGATCGGCAACGTGACGCACCACGTGCTGCCGTTCCTGTTCGGCGGCGGGTCGAACGGTAAGAGCGTGCTCATGGACGTGCTCACGCACGTGCTCGGCGACTACGCGATCACGGCCCCGGCCAACTTCCTACTCGCCGGGCGTGACCGGCACGAAACCGAGATTGCCCGGCTGCACGGCGCCCGTATGGTCGTGTGCTCGGAAATCAACGCAGAGAGCAAGTTTGACGAGGCCAAGGTCAAAGTGCTGACCGGCGGCGACATTCTCAGCGGCCGGTACATGCGGCAGGACTATTTCGACTTTGTGCCGTCTCACACCCTGTTTCTGATGGGCAACCACCAGCCGCAGGTGTCCGCGGGCGGTACGTCGTTCTGGCGGCGGCTGCGCCTGTTGCCGTTCCTGCATACGGTCCCGCCGGAGCAGCGCAACCCCAACCTCGCCGCTGAGTTGATCCGCGACGAGGGCGCCGCAATCCTGGCCTGGGTCGTGGCGGGGGCTCGTCAGATCGCCGCCGACGGCCTCCGCGAACCTGCATCGGTGGTCGACGCCACGAAGGAGTACAGCGAGCAGGAGGACGCTCTCGGGCGGTTCATCGGCGAGTGCTGCGTGCTGACACCCGGCGCCACCGGCGGGGCGAAACCGGCGCTGGTGCTCAAGGCGTATCAGCGGTGGGCGATGGCGAACGGGGAGGACGCGATGGTGTCGCAGATCAAGCTCGGGCGTGAGTTGTCGGCGCGGTTCGGGGTGCGCAGCGTGGCGAGTCACGGGGCGCGGGTGTACACGGGGCTGGCGCTGCAAGCTGGCTGGGATCTGTCGAACGAGGCCCCGAGGTGGTAGTGCGGCGGCCCTCGCTAGCTAACGGCACAGATCCGTGCCCGAAAGCGTGCCCGCGGGCACAGATGGCACAGATTGGCACAGATTCAAAAACGGAAAGTGTGCCCGAGTTTTCGCAGGTAAAAGCACCTTTCAGGTACTTGGGCACAGATGGCACAGATATTTACAGGTTGGTTTCACGTGGAGAAATCGGGGGCGTTTTCCCTGGTCGCACTCCGCTGAATGCTGTTTGTAGGGCTCATATGCAAAAAAGTGTGCCATCTGTGCCCGACCTGTTCCCAGCTAACTCTGCGGCGCTTCTGGCGCCGTAGCGGGGGCCTGCCGGGGCGTGGCGCTCGACCGGCGGGTTTGACCAGGGGCGCCGCGAGAATACGGCTCGACCACACAACTGAATATGGAGATACGCGAGTGACTGACCACACTCTCGACCTCGATCTGCCGGGTGAGAATCCGGTGGTTACCGAGGCCGTTGCCCGAGCCGAGCAGTACGCCCGCGAGCAGGCCGCCGAGGCTCTGCTCAACATGGTGCCCGCCGAGTCGTACGACGTGCTGTACGCGGCCCTGAGTGCCCGTGTGACGTACGAACGCAACGGCGGCAGGCAACTGCGCCTGTTCGTGCCGGGCAAGCCTGCGCCGCAGGGATCGAAGGACTTCAAAGGCTTTGCGAAAGCTGCGCCGGGTCAGTCGCGTGGCAAGGCGATCCTTGTCGAGTCGAGCGTCGAGGTGGGGCCGTGGCGGGCTCGTATCGCTCTGGCTGCGGCCGACGCGATGATGGCGGCCGGGCTGCCGGTGCTCGACAAGAAGTACCCGGTGTCCACGACGATGACGTTTGTCATGCCTCGCCCGTCGGGCACGCCTAAGAGCTACACGCCCCCGGCGGTCAAGCGGCCGGATGCCGACAAGTTGGAGCGCGCCGTTAACGACGGCCTGACTGACGTCTGCTGGCTCGACGATTCGCAGGTGACGTACACGGAGCGCCGCAAGGTGCTCGCCGAGCTACAGCAGCAGCCGGGCGTGCATATCCGCGTGTGGTCGCCGGGCTGGGGCGACGCTGCTATCGCTGAATGGCGGGCGGCGAATGTCTGAGCTTGCCGAACGTACGCGCGCTGACGCTCGCCGCGCTATCGCCGGTCTGGTCGGCGACGTCGCGCTGTGGCGTGAGCAGCCGACCGACGAGGTGCTCGACCGGATCGTCGGCGCCGTGGCCCTGGTGCTCGACGCCGAGGTGCTGCCCCCGGCCGCTGCGCCGCAGGCCCTCGTCGAGTTGTCCGTCGACGAGGTGGCACGCCTGGCCGACGTTGTGCGGTCGCGTATCGCGCACCCGTCGCACACTGCCGTGCAGGCGATCCGCGCGGGGCTGGCGGCCGTCAACACGATGCGCCTCGGCGAGCTGGCTGTCGACGACCACGGCCCGACTACTCGCCCCCCGGCGCGTCGCCCCGAGCCTGCCCGCAACCGCCGACCGGCTGACCCGCCGAACGCCCGCAAGGTCGGCCGTCTCGGGGTCGCCGAGCGTGGCAGCGAGTGGATGGACGTTGACGGCGATCGTTGGCGTTGGTGCTGGATGGGCTGCACGTGGCAGTACAAGCCGCTGAACCCGGCGCCGTATGAGCCTGACGCCGAGTGGATCAACTGCCCGACCGACGTCGATCAGGCCCCGTCTGCGCGTTATGCGCCGTTCACGGAGGTGCCTCGATCGTGACGAGTTTGCCGGAAAACGCCGTTTCAACCGATACCCGCAGCTCAGCGGGGGTGCTCGAGTCGCTCGCCGGCGTTAGCTACTACGGGTCGCCGAGGCCGTCTCGCGCGTCTGAGCTTGACGTCGCCACGACGCCGAAAACGCCGGTGCCGCTGGGTAAGTGCTTGCACTGCTCGGCGCCGGTGCAGTCGTTCCTGTGCTGGAACTGCGGCAAGATGCTGCGCCGCGTGCTGGCTGACGTGCCGTGGCTGCTGCGCCGTCTGGCTGAGTCGGCGTACGGCGAGGCGAAGGTCGCGCGCAAGGGCGGCCCGCGGGTGTCGACGGGCGAGCGGCTGCCGTCGCTGCCGCTCAACTCGCGTGCTGCTGACCTGATCCGCGACGCGGCACGGCTGGTGCGTTGGGCTGAGCAGGTCGCCGGGGCTGGCAGCGAGGGGCCGACGACGCCCGACGCCTGCGAGGGCGCCGCGCGTTACCTGACGTCTGAGGTCGGCCGGATGATGCAGCACCCGTACGCACCCGACGCGCTGCGCTGGTCGCTCGGGTGGCGCGAGGACGCGACGAAGGCTGTCGACTTGCCTCCCGACACGACGTACGCGGGGCCGTGCCAGGCGACTGTTACCGAGTTGGCGCCGAACCCCGAAGGCCGTTCGCATGTCCCGGTTTTGACGCGCACGTGCGGCGCTGCGTTGTACGTCGACGCTGAGGCCCTGGTCGCCGACTGCCATCGTTGCGGCGCCGCGTGGCGGGTCGAGGATCTGCAGCGCGAGGCCCTGGCGCGTGTCGACGACCGGCCCCGCACTGCGGCTGACATGTGGCGGCTGTTCAAGTTTCTGGGCCGCGAGGTGCCGCGCAGCAGCTTCTATCAGTTGATGGCGACGGTCGAGGCGCACGACGTGTCGGGCGACTATCCGACGTACACGTACACGGCTGTGGCCCGTGCGCTCGACGACCGCGACGCGGCCGACGCTGCACGCAAGGCTGCGGGAAAGGCGAAGCGAGGCAGGCCCCGCAAACCGAAAACTGTTGATGCGCCAACAGTGACGGTTGACGGTTCAACAGAGACGGTGCTACCTTCCGAATTGCCACAACAGGCAACGGGATAGGAGCCCCTGACATGTCATTGGTACGCAATTCAATTCTGGCGACGTTGGGCGCCGCGGTCGCGGCGTCGGGTATCGCCCTGGCCCCGGTGTCGCACGCCGACGCCTACGATCCCGGCTGCAAGGTCGATCGCTGGGGTTTCCTCGGCAGCAGCCGCAGGCTGATCTGCGACGGGCCGATACAGCCCGACGGTTCGTGGATGCGGTCGCGCGAGTTCTACATTCCGGCGCACCGCAAGCCGCTGCGCACGACGTGCTCGGGCTCGTATTCGGTGACGTGCACGACGACCGGCGGGTACTTCCAAGAGGAAGTGTCCGACGGTATCGAGGTGTACCGCGTGACGCCTGAGACGCTGCTCGGCGACGAGCCCCCGCACCTCGTCGAGGGTGCGAAGTGAAGCGCGTCAAGGCCGTTCGGCCGGTCGAGGCGGCGCCGCAGCCCGAGGTCGTCGTGCACGGCCGCACGTTGGAGCCTGGCACCGAGGTGTCGATTCAAGGTGAGCGCGGCCGGTTCCGGTTCCGCTCGGCGTCGACGACTAGCGGCGGCCGGATCGTGTGCGACTTCATCGGCGGCCCGACCGGGCATGAGCAGTGGCGCTCGTTCTACCCCGAGCGCATCCGCACCGTTCACCGGCTGACGCGCACCCGCGCGAACGCCGCAGCCTGACAACCCTCAAACCCTGATCGGAGACGAAACACCATGAACCGCAATCTCATTCTCGCCGGGCTCGGCGCCCTGGTCGCTGCGGCCGTCCTGCACTTGGGCGGCGCCCCGTCCGCTGCGGCGGCCCCGGCGTTCTGCGCGAAGCATTCGGCGACGTACTACATCACGGCGTGCGTGAAGGCGCCTGGCGGTGGCGGCCCCGTGAAGCTGTGCCCGGCCGAGCCGTGCGAGCAGCCCGACGGCACGGAGGCAGCCAGCTCGCCGCTGCGTGACGCGCTGCGCAAGGCCCTGACGGGTGGCGGCAAGCCTGCGACGCCCTCGCCGTCGACGTCGACCGGCAGCGACGCCGGGGGAGGCGGCAGCGAGTAGCAGCACCTCGTCGAGGCGCCCCTGACCTGCGGGTCGGGGGCGTTTCTCGTCTGTGTGTTGACACCTCAACACGCTTTGGTGTTGAATAGTCAACAGAACGGCCCGCCGGGGCCGCGAGGGATAGGAGCCCAACATGCAGGACGTAATCGACACCAGCAGCCCGATCGAGGTCGTCAACGGCCGCCGGGTGTACAGCGCCCTGACCGGGTACGGCAACACGCTGGTGGGCCGCATCGACGCATGGCTGACCTCGCACCCCGGCCTGCACAGCCCGAGCAAGATCGCCCGCGGCGTGAAGTGCTCGACGCTCGACGCGCAGGCGGTGCTGTCGCACCTCGACGCCCGCGGCCTGTTCGTCGTCGGCGCCGGTAACGGCTGCTGGCGCAACTACGCCACCCGCTGACGCGGCACGCGCGAGCGCCCTCGACCTGCGGGTCGGGGGCGTTTCTCGTTTGGTGTTGACACGACAACAGGCAACGTGTTGAATAGTCAACAGAGCGGCCCGCCGGGTCGCCGAGGGATAGGAGCCCCGACATGACCGCACTTTCGACCGGCCTCAGCTGCAACGTCTTCCGCTCGTCGCTCGGCGACTGCACGAACAAGGGTGCGACGTCGGTCGCCACGGCCGTGACGCTGGTCGGGTACATCGCGCCCGGCGAGTCGACGATCACCGAACTGCCGCGCATGGATCGGCCGCACGCGGTGTCGGATCGTTCGCCTGCGGTCGTCATGGTCGAGTCGAACCTGCGCGGCGCTCTGCCGCACCTGGTGCCGCTCGACGTCGTGCGCGGCGGCTGTCGCCCGATGATGGGCGGCAACCACGCTGGCGGCGATTCCCGTTTCGGGAAGCTGATCGAGCAGGTGTACGGCGGCCCCAAGTGCGTGAGCCTGCTGCCGGTGCACGACCGCATCGAGTCCTGACCCGAGGGCGCCCCGGCGCGTCGCACGCGACAAACCGCCGGGGCGCCTCACAGCCCACACAATCGACCACGTTCACACGGGATAGGAGCCCACAACATGAACACGAACAAAGACCCGAGGGAAGCTGCTACGCGGTTCTTCTGGGGCTGGCTGGCGGCCGGTACCGGCGCCTCGATCCTCGGCAACGTCACGCACGCGATGCTGAACACGGCGGCCGGTTCGCCGGTCGTCGCGGCGTCGCTGGCGGTCGTCCCGCCGGTCGCTCTGCTCGGCGCTACGCACGGCGTGCACGCGCTGGTGCAGTCGCGCATCGTCGGCGCTGCGTACCGCGCGGCCCTCGGCATTACCGTGGCGGTGGCCCTGGCGGCGTTCGTGCTGTCGTTCGCCGCGCTGCGGGATCTGGCGATCGGGTGGGGCGGCGTCGCCCCGATGATCGCGTGGCTGGTGCCGGTCGTCATTGATCTGAGCATCACCGGGTCGACGATCGCGCTGCTGGCGCTGTCCAGTGCGCAGCGTGCGGAGGTCGTCGACGTCCAGGTGCTCGACGACGCGCAGCCCGTCGCACCTGTGCACGTCGCGGTGCACAACGAGGTGCACACCGTTGCGCAGGTCGCTGACCTGCACGTTTCCGAGCCGGCCGATTTGGCGCCTGGTGCGGTGTCTGTCGCATCGCTGATCGCCCGCGAGGCTGAGAGCAGCGCACACCTGGCTGCACACTTCCCCGCGGCTGAGGCGATCGTTGCGCAGGGCGTGACGCGCATCGACCGGGTGAAGGTCGCCGAGGTGCTCGCCGAGAATGCGGAGGGCGTCGCCCCGAGCATGATCGCGCGCAAGCTGAGCGTCGGGTACAGCACCGTGGTGCGCATCCTCGACCATGTGCGCGAGGCCGACGCACAGGTGCTCGACGTCGAGGTCGTCGCGTGAGCCGCGCGCTGACCGTCGCCGAGCAGTTCCCGGCTCGGGTCGACTCCAACGGCCGCGCGTGGTTCCGACCCGCGCGGCCTGCGGGCGTCGACATGGCGCAGTGGGGTTGGACGTCACAGCCAGCTCTGGCACACGCCGATTACGGCACCGGCCCGCACGTCGTCGTGCACGTCCCGACTGCTACGGCCGTCAAGTGCGGCGGCCCCGGCGCCTGCGTCGCGTGCGACCACGATCGGCAGACCGGCGGGCTGCATCCCGAGGGCACGTGCGGCGCTGTCGAGGGCTGCTCGGGTTGCGTCGGCGTCGGCGACGGCGGCCCTGCGATGTTGGAGGCGGGCGCGAACCGTCTCGCCGCAGTCGTGCAGGCGCACCTCGTACTCAGGGGGGCGGGGTCGCTGTGGTGAGCTACCTGCACGCCCGCGACATATCCGACGTGCGGATGCTGCGGGCGATCGACGAGGGGCAGCGTGTCATGTTCGGCGTTGCGATGCGCTGCGACGTGACGCGCATTCTCGGCGGCCTGGCGGCCGACGCCCCGGTGCCGTCCGACGAGGTGCCCGGCGTCCCGTGGAAGGTGGTTCTTGCCAAGTTCCGGCGGGTCGAGGGTCGCGGCCTGGCGCGTGGCTGCGACTGCGGCTGCCGGGGTGATTGGGAACTGACCGACGCGGGCCGCAGGCTCGTCGAGTTGTCGCGCTGCACTGCGTCGCCGTGCCTGCTGCATCGTGAGCACGCCGACCGTGCGCCACGCGGCGGCCGTGTCGTCATGGTCGTGCGATGAGCGCCGACCAGATCGGCGCCGCGGTCTGGTTCGTGGTTATCGCGCTCGTCGGCGGGTGGGTGCTGTGGCAGATCGGCGTCGGCCCGCCGTGCTGAGTGTTGAGCCCGGCATGGACGTGGCCCGGCAGCGCCGCAAGTTCATCGGCCGGATACTCGACGAGCCCGACGACTACGCCGTGGCGTACCTCGTTTACCTGCTCGGGCTGTTCGATGCTGCGGTGGCCGCCGGTACGCCGAGGCCCGCGCGTGAGTTCCTGTACATGTTCGCCGAGGAGTTCGACCGGCCCGACCCGAAATAGCAAGCGCGACACGCCCCCGCTCGATGCGCCGAGCGGGGGCGTTTCTGCGTGTTACGTTGCCGCTGCTCAACATAACTGAATAGTGGAAGGGGTTCGTGTTGGCACCTCAACAGATCAGCGACCGGCTCGTCAATTTCGCAAGCGAGGTTGACGCCGAGACGCTCAAGCAGGCCGAGCAGACTGCCTCGATGCCGTTCGTGTATCCGCACGTGGCGCTGATGCCCGACGCGCATTACGGCAAGGGCTCGTCAGTCGGTACCGTCATTCCGACCCGCGGCGCTGTGATCCCGGCGGCCGTCGGCGTCGACATTGGCTGCGGGATGATCGCAGCGCGAACCACTTTCACGGCGGCTGACCTCGCCGGGCGTGACCTCGCCAAGCTGCGCGAGTCTGTCGAGTCGGCCATTCCGATGAGCGCAGGCAACTACAACAAGAGCCTCGACCGTTTCGCGTTCACCGCGGCCCGGCTCGCAGACCTCGACGCGATGGCCGACCGGCAGGCGGCTGACCTGTCGCACTCGCCGAAGTGGCGCGAGCAGTTGGGCACGCTCGGCGGCGGCAATCACTTCATCGAGTTGTGCCTCGATCACCTCGACCGGGTGTGGCTGTTCCTGCACTCCGGTTCGCGCGGTGTCGGCAACAAGATCGCGCAGCGGCACATCAAGCAGGCTCAACTGCAGTGCAAGTCAGTCGATTTGCCGCATATCGACCTGGCGTACCTGGTCGAGGACTCGATCGAGTTCGGGCTGTACCTCAACGAGTTGCGTTGGGCGCAGCGGTTCGCGTACGAGAATCGCGCCGAGATGATGGACCGTTTCGCGCAGGCGTTCCGGCATTGGGTCGGCGTCGACGACGACCAGGCGATCGAGGTCGAGCGGATCAACACGCACCACAATTACACCGACCGTGAGTACCACGGCGGCGAGCTTGTCTGGCTGACCCGCAAGGGTGCGATCGACGCGAACGCCGGTGTGCGGGGCCTGATTCCCGGCTCGATGGGCACGTGTTCGTACGTCGTGACGGGCAAGGGCAACCCCGAGGGGTTGTGCTCGGCGCCGCATGGTGCGGGCCGCCGGTTCTCCCGCACGAAGGCCCGCAAGCTGTTCACGGTCGACGACCTGGCCGACCGGATGGCGGGTATCGAGTACCGGCACGGCGAGGCGTGGGTCGACGAGATTCCCGACGCTTACAAGCCGATCGACGTCGTGATGGCCGACGCCGACAGCCTGGTGTCGATCGACGCCGAACTGCGCCAGGTCTTGAACGTGAAGGGGCAGTGACGTGAGCACTCAAGGGTTTTCGCACCTCGGCAAGCTCGCCAAGCTGGAACTTACCGCGATGGCCGACGACACTGCGATTAAGGCGTGGGGCAACCCGTCGCGCACGGTTCGCACGGTCGGCGACATGTCGCGCACGTTCCCGTTCACGCTCGGGCAGAAGCCTGCTCGACCGACGACCGCGGAGCGGCTGCGCAGGCGCAACGCGCTCGACCCGTACGCGGCAATGTGGCACCTGATTTTTGGTGTCGACGTGCGACCGGCCCGGCCGACGGTGCGCGAGGCTCTCGTCGACGTCTGGGACGCGCTGCGGGCGTTGTGGTTCGTGCTCGTCGAGGTTGTCGTCGAGCTGGCTGTCGCGGCGTACCCGAAGGTGCGGACGTTCCGCACGCGGCTGGCCGACGTGCTGCTGTGGTCGTGGCTCGACCCGCTCGGCGATCGTTGGGACGCGCTGCGGGCGCCGTACACGTGGGGGCGCCTGCCCGGCCCGCTGCTGCGCTTCTGGACGGCCGAGTTTGGGCTGCTGCACACGGAGGCCATGCCACGCGAGCGGGTCGCTGTGTGGCTGCGCAGGGTCGTCGTGCACGTGTGGCGGGCGGTGCGGCATGGCTGAGGCGTTGTTCCTCGACGGGCCGCTCGCCGGGCAGACCCGCGACATTCCGGCGTGGCGTGACGGGTCGCTCAACGACACGTTTCATGTACAGCGCGCCCCGGCCGCCGCGGTGTGGGACAAGGGCGGCGATCCGCACGACGTGCTGCGGCCCGACGTGGTGACGTACCGGCGCAAGCCCAACCGGCTGAGTCACGGCCCGCGGTGGGCGTACGCGCTCGGCGAGAAGGTCGGCGATCAGGTCGTGTGCGTCGTGCCGTACACGGCCGCCGGTGTCGACGCGCTCGGGCAGGACAAGCTCGACGAGTACGTGCGCGGCAACGCCGAGGCTGCGCTGCAACGGATCTGCGAGGCCGAGGGCCTGGTCGCCGTCGACGTCATGGAGGTGTTTCGTGGCACCCGCGGCGACGCCCGCGAGGCCCTGTACACCGGCGGTGTCGACGGCAAGCAGTGGAGCGGCGCGCAGCGGGCCGTAGCGGCAACGGAGGGGCTCGGCTGGTTCCCGTACTTGGAGGGCGTGACGTTCGTCGTGTACGAGGCCGTGGCGATGCCTGCTGCGGTGGCCGCGTGAGCGTCGCGGTGGTCGCCGGTCGTGTCGACGAGGCCCGCCAGGTGGCGACGTCGCTCGGGCTGCGGCACGCGGTGCTGTTGTCGCCGCGCAACGGGGCGCAGGCGTGCCGGGGCTGCATCGTCGACACTGTGGTGCTCGTCGGCGACGTGTCGCTGCCCGACGACGCGCTCGAAACGCTGCACTGCGCGATGCTCGGCGGCAGGGGAGGGGAGGTGTTTCGGGTGACGCGCGCCAGCTTGCCGCCACCGTTCTGACCAGCTAAGGCCGGCGCCGCACTCGAGCACCCCTGCTGAGCTGCGACGATGGGCTGAAACGCCGATATCCAGCAAACGCCCCTGGTGACTTCCCGACACCGGGGGCGTTCTGCTGCCCGCCAGGTGTTGACACTTCAACAGGTTTGGTGTTGAATAGTCAACAGAACGGCCGACCGGCCGCCGAGGGATAGGAGCCCCACATGAACACCAGCACCGCAACCGCCGAGGCCAAGGTCTACGTCGTCGAGACGGCCGACGAGGCCCGCGTGTTCGCCGCCGACGCCGAGGCCGAGGCCCGCGCGTTCAACCGCGCGAACGTGGGCAGCAGCATGTACGCCGCGTACGGCGACGAGGCCGAGGCGTTCGCCAAGGCCGACGCGAAGGCTGCCGACGCGATCCTCGCCACGCTGACCGACACGTGGTACGAGAGCTACCAGGCGTGGGAGTCGGCCGCCGATCGCCTGCACTACGCCGCGAACGACAACAAGGTCGGCACCTACGGCGGCGGGTACTGGAAGATGAGCCACGACGAGGCGCTCGTCGCAGCGGCCGACCGCGCGGCCGACGAGACGATCATCGCGTACAACCGCGACGGGTACCTGCGCGCGGTCGAGGCGTACCGTGCCGCGGTGGCCGCCAAGCAGGCCGCCAGCGACGCGATCGACGCCCACGAGACGGCCCGTTACCGCGGCTGGCTGCGGTTCTTCCTGGTGCCGGGCGGGCACATTCACCGCTCGCGCGGCTGCTCGTCGCTGCGGATCACGACGCGCATCGGCTGGCTGCCGAACCTGTCGGGCGAGACCGAGGCCGACGCGGTGGCCGAGCACGGCGCGATGCTGTGCACCAAGTGCTTTCCCTCGGCGCCGGTCGAGTGGACGATCGGCAAGCCCCTCGACCCGAACGCCTGCAAGGGCAGCGGCGAGCGCCCCGTCGACGGCACGATCGTGCGCCGGTACCGCAGCAGCTACGCCGAGTGCACCGGCTGCGGCGTGCGGCAGGTGTACACCATGTCGGGCGTGATCAAGAAGCACAAGGCGCCCAAGGGCAAGTGACGCCCCGCGACCAGGCCCCCGCTACGGCGGGGGCTTTGTCGTGTTGACAGTTCAACAGGTAGTGGTGTTGAATAGTCAACAGCAGCACCCCACGGGATAGGAGCCCACGAAATGACCAAGTACCGCAACGCAGTCGAGCAGATGGCTTTCGACGGCCTCGGCGAGCAGTTGACCTTTGCCCCGGCGGTGGCCCCGCTCTCGCGCCCGATCGCGGCGCCGGTCGCCGCCAAGCCTGCGCACATGGGCATGGCCGAGGCCCGCAAGATCGCCACGGCGCTGATCGCCGAGCACGGGCTCGTCGGGTGGTCTGTGACGTTCGACAACGCACGGCGCCGGGCGGGCGTGTGCAAGTACACGTCTCGCACGATCGGCCTCTCTAAGCCGCTGATGGCGCAGCGGTCGTACGAGGACACCATGCAGACGATCACGCACGAAATCGCGCACGCCCTCGTCGGGCACAAGCACGGGCACGACGCCGTGTGGGCCGCGAAGCACCGCAGCCTCGGCGGCAACGGGCAGCGTTGCTTTGACCACCTCGACGAGACGGCGCCGTGGATCGGCACGTGCGAGCACGGCAAGCAGTACGCGCGCTACCGTGCACCGAAGCGCCTCGACGGGTGGCGCTGCAAGTGCTCGGCGGGCAGCAGCCCCGTGACGTGGAAGCACCAACGCTGACCGGCTCGACCAGGCCCCCGCTGCGGCGGGGGCTTGTCGTGTTGACATCTCAACAGGCAATGGTGTTGAATAGTCAACAGATCGGCCGACCGGCCGCCGAGGGATAGGAGCCCCACATGACCGACACGCTGAACGCCACCAAGGGCCTGAGCTTTCACCTCGCCGACATTCACGGCTACGTCACGGGCGTGACGTACGGCGTCGACGGCGCTATCGAGGTATTCGCACGTGCGGCCGTGCACGGCGCCCCCGAGGGCACCGCGTGGCGCATGGTGCACGTGACGCTCGGCGCCAGGGTCGCCGACCGCGCGTACGGCGCCGATTACGCCGTCGAGTCGTGGGCCTGGATCGACCGCGAGGACTTCGACCGCATCGTCGACGTGCGCGCGATCCGCGAGTCGCTCGGCTGGGTCGAGCAGCCCGCGGCGGCCCCCGTCGTCGAGGCGGCGCCCGCGGCGGCCCGCACCTACCCGAACGGCTCGGCCGTGTCGCGTGCGCTCAAGCGTGACGCCGGGATCATCACGTCGCCGGTCACGCGCGCCGGGTACCACGTGCGCAACGGCCTCAAGGGCATTTCGGCGCCCTCGATCGGCGTTGCGCTGTCGGATCTGCCCGACGCCCGCAGCGACGTGCGCGACGCCCTGGCGCTCGCCGAGCACCTGCGCGAGCGGGGCTGGGGAATCGAGCTGGCTGCCGGGTCGAGCATCCTGTACGTGACGGCGATCGGACGGGCGCCCGCGAGGGCCTGAGACGCCCTGAGACGCACGAACGCCCCGGCAGGCTAGGGAGGGCCGCCGGGGCGTTCTGCTGCGCGGGCTCGACCCCCTGCGAGCCCCTGCCCTTGCACGCTATCAGCGCCCAACGTCGTGGCGTGTTGACGCATCAACAGGTGCCATGTACTGTTGAGTCATCAACAGGGCCGCAAGCCCCGGCGATTTGAAAACTCAACAGTGAAAACGGGATAGGAGCCCAATATGTCCATTACCCTGCGTTCCTCGTTCACGTACGACGAACTGGCCCGCGACCTCGCCAAGCTGCAACCGCGGCTGAACGAAGTAACCGAGCGTTGGCTCGACGCGCGCAAGCTGTACGGCGACGAGTCGCCCGAGGAACACGCAATCTGGTGGCACCTCAACGCCGCCGAGTGCGCAAAGGTCGCAATCCTGCGCGAGGCCCGGCGCCTCGACAAGATCAACGGCCTGACCGAGCGGGCGGGCCTCTGATGGCCGCCGCAGCCTGCAACACCTGCGGATGGTTCAAGAGCACCGACCGGCACGACACGGCGTGCGTGATCGCCGACCAGCACGAAAGCAAGACCGGACACAGCGAGATTGAGGTGCGATAACCCAACAGATGAAACGCCCCGGCGGGCCGCGACGCCGGGGCGTTTCTGTGTTGACACCTCAACACGTCATGGTGTTGAATGGTCAACAGAGCAGCCGACCGGCCGCCGAGGGATAGGAGCCCAACATGCTGAACACCACGTACCCGATGCACCTCACGCGCGGCACGATCAACGGCGCCGAGGTGCCCGCCGGTTACATGGAGGAAGCTGCGCTAGCACGCGAAATCGTCGAGCACGACGACACGCTGCCCGTCGCGGCCTGGCGCACCCTGCAGGCTGCGATCAAGAGCGGCCTGCCCGTCGTGCTCGTCACCCGCGAGAAGGTCGGCGGCCGTCCCGTGCGCGTGCGCAAGACCGTCATCGTCGAGTACGCGGTCGTCGTCGGCGGCCCCGACGTCACCCGCGCGGGCAACCTGCTGCGCGTGCACTACTGGGGTTTCGGGCACAACGTCTGGCTTGCCGATATCGTCGAGGTCAGCACGCCCGACGTCGAGTACCTCGACTAGGCCCCTGGCAGCCCCGCAGAGCCCCCGCTACGGCGGGGGCTTTGTCGTTGCGGCGCAACGTGGCGTGATTGACGTAGCGCGCTTTTAGACTCCCAAACTGCACGGCACAACTGTGCCCAAAACCGGCCCCGGCGCTCACAAGGCGTACCGGGGCCGTTTGTTCTTGGCGTCGACCAGGCTGCGCGGTCCTCCTTCCCCTGCGCGCCGGTCGACGTTCAAAGGCCCGCCCCCTCGATCCGGCACCGGCGCATCATGCGCCCGGCGCGTACCGCTGCAGACCCGCCGCGTGGCTGGTCACCCGTTGGCACGGGCTGCAGCGCAGCGCCTACCGGCCGCGCGATCAGGGGGCGGGCACACACTTCTACGAGAGGCGTACGCACATGGCCCTATTCAGCCCTGAGACGGTCGGCAAGATCCTGGCACCCATCGCTGCGGCGGTGGCCCCGATCATCGCCGACAGGCTCGCACAGGAGGCCCGCAAGGCACTCCCCGAGCTTGCCGAGCACCTGGCCGACAAGATCCTCGGGCGCCTGCTGCCGGGCCTGCCTCACCTCGACCAGATCGACGACACGATCAGGCGGGGCCTGCGGGACGGGTTCGCCTCAATCCCCGATCTGCCGGGCGACTTTGACGACCGGCTCAAGCGGGTGATCCGTGACGTGTTCAACGGGTTGCCCTTCCCCTTCAAGCTCTGAGAGGCAGCACCCTGATGGCAGACACCACCGAGCCCACCGACACCGAGGCCACTGCGGCGGCCCCCGACGAGGCGGCAAGCGAGCTGGCTGCACGCATGGCACGCGGCGAGGCACTGCTCGCCAACGCCACCGGCGACGCCGAGGCACACGTACGCACCGTGTACGAACCGCTCGACCCAGCAGAAGCCAACCGCAAGGCAGCGCGTCGCACGCCACCTCGCAAGGGCACGCTGCAGCCAGCCAAGTATCAGCCGCTCGACGACTGATGAACGAAGCTCGCAACACTGCGCGGCGTGAGCGGTTCCGGCGCATCGTGCGTCGAGGCCGACCCGACTGCGCAGTGTGCGGCGAGCCCATCGACTACGAGGCCGATCACAAGCACCCGCTGTCGTTTCAGATCGACCACATAACGCCGCTCGCCAAGGGCGGCACCGACACCCTCGACAACATTCAGCCGACGCACCGACAGTGCAACCGCGACAAGAGCGACAAGCTGCCGGTGCTCGCGGGTGTCGTCGCGGTCGGGGTGACGTTCGTAACCGCGAGGTACTGGCGGCCCTAGCAAACTCGCAGGCCACCCCGGGGGGTGCCTCCCCTGCCCTCCATCGCCGCACCTCGTAGGCAT